CTACACGCTGACCTGCCTTTTATCGCCCCACGTCGAGGTGATCTCCAGCCACGCCGTCCGCGGATCGGTCCTGAACACGTGCACGCTATCGATCAGCTCGGCCATCAGCTCCCGCCGGCGGACCGGCCTCAGGGTCGGCCACTCAGCGACCAACGCCTGGATCACGGGGACGTACGCGTGTCGGCTGCGGGGCGCTGGCCGCTGGAGTTCGTCGACCTGGGCGACGAGCTCGGCCCGCTCGGCGAGCAGATCGTCGCGTGTGCGTTTGTAGGTGTCCTCTGGAACGAGTTCGAGCGCGAGCTGGCGCGTCAGACGGTCCAGGGCGGCATCCAGACGCCGGATCTGGCCTTCCAGACCGGATACGTCGATCTGAGCCTCCAGGGCTGGTGCTGGGGCTGACCCGGGGTCGGCCTCGATGTCCTCGGCCCACTGGGCGAGCACACCGAGCACGAGCTCCTCCACGCGGGCCCGCTGCACGGAGCGGGAGCCGCACTGCCCCTTGCGCATGTAGGCGGAGCAGTTGTATCGGGCGGCCTTGACGCCCTTGTGCTCGCCGACGGTCATGGTCGCGCGGCAGTGGCCGCACCAGATCCGCCCGGTCAGCGGGTAGACGGTGACCCGGGCCCGCGGGGCAGTCTTGGCGACGCGTTCGCGGCGACGGCGATAGGCCTGCCACTCCTCTTCCGTGATGACCGGCTCGTGCGCGCCCTTGAGGTGGATGATGCGGCGGCAGCGGGCGGCGTTCCCGCATCCGCACTGCGGGTCGTGGGTTTTGATGAGGCCGGCGCCGAAGCCGGTGTCCAAGTACCTGAGCAGCGTGCTGGTGGACCAGGGGCGGCCCTGGGTGCTGGCGACGCCTGCGGCGTTGGCCCAGGCGACGAGCTGCCGAGCGCCCTCGCCGGCCGTGTAGCGGCGGTACAGCTCGGCCAGGACGGGCCCGGTTCGCGGGTCGATCTCGTACCGTTCCGGCCCATCCTGGGGCGCGCGGATGGTCCTGTGGGGCTGGAGCGGGTCGGGGATCCGTCCGCGCAGGACATAGCCGAATCGGGCGCGACCATGCGAGGGCAGGCCTCGGCTGCGACGGTACTGGTGCGCCTCGGCCCACTGCTCGCCGGCGCGGTCACTCTCGAAGGCGGCGAACTCGAGGAGCATGCCGCGCTGGAGCTTGCCGATGGCCGTGGTGGCGTCGATGTCCTCGGTGGCGGACTGGAGTTCGCCGCCGACGTTGTGGAGCCTGGCGAGGTTGATCGCGTTGCCGGTGCGGTTGCGGCCGAAGCGGTTGTATTTCCAGGCAGCGATCTCTTTGGCTTCGCCTGCTTCGACTCCGGCGATTGCTTCCATGATCTTGCGGTGGAAGTTCCGGCCGGTCGCGTCGAGATCGATAACCCATCGCACGATCTTTCTGCCGTTGCGCTGGGCCCAGTTCGTGACCGCGGCTTTCTGGATCTCCGGGGAGATCTGCTCTTCTTTGAGCATGGAAACTCGGACGTAGCCAATTACCGGGATAAGGCCGTCCGAATCGGGGGAGGGGCGCGGGGGCATCAGGGCGTCTCCGCGGTGCAGGGGGTCGGCGGGGCGGCGTGTTGGCAGGGAATCAACACGACCGCGTCCGCGTGGGGTGTCAGTTGCTCAGATGGACGGGTGTACCGGCGCCGGGGTCGATGCCCGGGCACTTGTGCGCGGACAGGACGCCGCGGAGGAAGGACAGGCGGTTCTGGTCGCTGCGCGCGATTTCGGTGACCTGGATGGCGACGCGGTCCAGGTGACCGGAAATCTCCGCTGCGGCTTCCATGCTGGCGGCCTTCATCTCGATGGTGTGCTGCTCTTGAGCGGCCACGATGCGAGCGCCGATGGCGACGATGCCCGTGGTGATCGCGGCGGGTATGGTCAAGCGCAGGATGCGGTCTGCTTGATCGGGGATTCGTTTACTGACGATGGTCGTGAGCGCTGCGATGCTCCATAACCCCAGTGATATGCGCGTGAGTTCCTGGTAGTGCACGTGCTCCCCTTCCTTGCTGGAGCCGAGTGATGGTGCGAGAGGTGACGCGCCGTTTGGGGCGAACGGTTTACCTGCGTCGGGGAGAAATTCAACCAGTAATCGCTGTTTCGCACAATGTCACATCTTGTGGGACCGTTATGTGCGATTAGTCCAATTCGGGTGATTCGCCGCGCATAAGTCGAGCCCATTGCAGGCGGCGCCTCTGACGGATCAGTTCGAGTCGGGCGTCTTCGGCGGCCATGTCCCGCTCCCACTGGGCGCGTTCCTCGGGTGTCATACGCGCCAGGATCTCGTTGATCTCCGCCTGGATCTCTTCCACGGTGCGAGTCACCTCGCTAGCGGGGCGGCTGGGCGCGGCCGCTCTCGCCTCGGCCGCGTCCTCTTCTCGGCCTGGCGGCCCTTCAGGGTCGGTGGTGTAGCCGGCGGCGGCGAGGATCTCGTCGGGGCCGATGCCGAGTTCGGGGTGTTCGCGCTGAAGTGCTCGGCCAAGGGTCGCAAGGCTTTCGTAGCGCGGCCGGCTGGCGCCGGACCTCCAGCGGCTGAGCTGGGACTGGTCGATGGGGACGTAAGCGGCGAGCTGCGCTTGGGAGAGCTGCGTCTGCCGCATCACGTCGTCCAGGAGTGCGCGGAATCGGTCAGCGGGCCAGCTCCTGGTCTTGACCATGTACAAGAGCATAGGCGTTTGCGCATCACCTGTCGAGCTTGCATATGTGCAAGAGTCCAGGTCAAGCGGCATTTCCTTGCATTTCATGCATAACCCCACTTCTTGACGGATGTCCTGACAGGAGGGCGCCCCCTCGCGTCCCTTGCTTATGCATATGTACATGGCTAAGGTGAGCTTGTACATACCGCAAGGAGGCACAACGGTGGCACCCACCATCCGGCTCCGCGACGGCGTCCCCGAGCGCCTCAAGAAGCTGTTCGACTGCTCCACCGACATGGCGCTCGCCGAGACCATCGGCATCGACCAGAGCCAGTGGAGCCGCGTTGCCCGGGGCGTCTCCGCCCCCGGCCCCGCCTTCCAGGCCCAGCTGCTCCTCGCCGTCGAGGGCAAGGACCTGGACTTCTACACGCTGTTCGAGGTCGTGAAGGGCGAGACGGAGCGGAGGTCGGCGTGATGTCGGCCTACCGCGACTCCCTCGCCCCTGAGACCCGCGCCGTATACGACCAGCACATCGCCGCTGCGGCCCGCATCCTTGGCCGCGCCCGCGCCGAGCGTGACGCCCTTCCCGCTCGCGAAGCCGCTGAGGCGGCCTACGTCCCCGGCGGGCCGAGCGTGGACGAGCTGGAGGCGCTGATCCTCCGCCAGCGCGCCGAGGCCCTCGCACAGGTCCGGGAGGCGTCGTGAACGCCGGAGCCGACTACGCGCTGCTCGGCCTGTTCCGCCGGTGCGAGGAGCTCGCCGAGCTCGACCGCGCCGACGACACCGACTCCCGCTGAACGCACAGCGGGCCCAGCCGCTGGTACCGGCCGGACCCGCCTGATCCCGCATCCGCAGAACCTCACAGAGAGGACGCAGGACCCATGACCATCATCCAGGACGCGCCGCAGATGCGCACCCACCTGGACGCCCTGCACCAGCAGGGCTACGACCTCGACATCAAGCACCTGCCCGACGGCGGGTTCACCATCGTCGCGACCCGCACCACGGAGATCACCGTGACGGCGGGCACCCTCGACGAGGCCCTTGCCCTGACGGACGCGCAGGCGCCGGGCTCCGTGGACCGCGTGTTCGCGGCGCTGGGCGAGTACGCCTGGCGATTCGAGTGCGCGTCGCACCTGCGCAGCATGCTGCTGGCCGCGCTGATCGCCGGGAAGTGCGACATCGACCCCGCGCAGATCGTGGACCTGGCCCGGGACGAGCCGTTCAACGAGCGGGTCCGGGAGGCCGGCCGCGAGGCGGACCGGCTGCTGGCCGAGGCGCGCCGCCGCTGGGAGGCCGCCGAGTACGGCGAGGCCACGCTGGCCGAGGGGCAGGTGGCCCGTGGCTGACCGCGTGGACGTCGCCGACGTGCGCGAGCTGCTGACCGCGATCCGCGAGTCCCTCACCGCCCCCCGGCACGCCTCCTACGAGTACGCCGAGGCCAGCAAGCAGCTGCTCGTGGACCGGGCCGCCGCAGTCCGCGGCGTCCTCACCTCGTTCATCAAGCACCGCGGCGAAGCGGACCTCCTGAAGGAGGCGCGGATCCTGCGGGAGTTGGTCGCCGAGAACGCGCCGGTCACGTACCCGGTGCGTGAGGCGGAGGTGCCGGTGCCGGTGGACCTGGCCGACGACGAGCCCGCTGGCGGTGACCGGTGACCGCGACGACCGCCCGCCTCGTCGGCGGCATCCCCTGGCGCGGAGGCCCCCAGCTCGACCAATGGGCCGAGGACCAGTACCGCGCCGAACAGGCCGACTACGACCTCGGAGACGTCGAGTGACCGAGACTCTGCCCCAGCGCGCCGAGTGCCCCACCTGCAAGACCAAAGACGTCCAGGTCAACCAGACCGGCCGTCTCCGCAAGCACAAGCACAACGGCGACACCTGCCCCGGCTCCGGCGCCCCCATCGGCACCGCCCGCATCCCCAAGCCCGCCCGCGGCTGGTACACCGACCCGGTCACCGGCACCAAGCTCCGCCGCGTCACCAGCATCCTCGAGCGCGGCGTGCCCAAGCCCGCCCTGCCCTACTGGGCGGGCAACCTCGTCGCCGAAACCGCGATGGAGCACCTGCCCCAGCTCGTCCGCGCGAGCCGCCGGCCGCATACCGCGACCGAGGCGTACGACTGGCTGCGCCGCGCGCACACCCGCAAGAAGGACGAGCGGGCCGACATCGGCGACGCCGTCCACCAGATCATCGAAGCGCACGTCCTCGAGACGCCCGTGCCGCAGGACCTCCTCGACAACCCCGAGATGCGGCCCTACCTGGAGAACTTCCTCGCCTTCGTCCGCGACTACGAGGTCACCTTCGAGGCCTCGGAGATGGTCGTCGGCAGCTACGAGCACGGCTACGCCGGGAAGCTCGACTACATCCTCCACTCGCCGTACATCCACGGCGGCCGGCCGTCACTCGGCGACACGAAGACCGGCGGCGAGCTGGACGTCCGGCTCGCCGACGGCACGCTCAAGGGTGTCTACCCCGAGGCCGGGATGCAGATGAGCGCATACCGGCACGCCGAGGTGTGCTGGCTGCGCGATGGCACCCGCCTGCCGATGCCCGAGACCCACGACGTCGGCGTCGTGCTGCACCTGCGCCCGGAGGGCTACCGGGTCTACCCGGTCAAGTGCGGGCCCGAGGTGTTCGCGAAGTTCCTCCACGCCCTCCAGGTCGCCGAGTGGAGCACCGAGCTCGCGCCGACCGTCGTGGGCGCGGCGCTCCCCATCCCCACTCGTGTTCGCCAGGCCCAGGAGGTGGCCTGACCTATGTCCGGACGAATCCTCACCCTCCAGCGGCAGGCCCGCGAGCTCGGCCGCCTGCGCACGGGCTACAGCGTCCCCAACGAGGACCCGAACAAGCGACCCCGCGCGGTCCGCTCGCAGACCTGGATCATCAGCAGCCACGCCGAGCACTACGTGCAGGCCGCCGCCGAGGTCTGGGGCGGCACGGTCGAGAAGTGGCAGCCCCAGGGCAACGGCGCCGCCCAGTGGCGTGTCATCACCGAGGCCAACAGCCTGGACGCCATCCTCCCGCCCGGCGACCCGCTGTCCCAGGCGTACGAGCTGTGGACCAAGGGCGGGGCTCAGCGCCGCTGCGACGGCATGACCGAGTCCCTGTCGGACCAGCCGTGCTTCTGCCGGCAGCAGTGGGGCGACGCGTTCTGGGAGCGCGCGCCGAAGGATGCCGCTTGCAAGATCACGACCAGGTTGAACGTCATCCTGCCCGAGATGCCCGACATCGGCGCCTGGCGTGTAGAGACGCACTCGTACTACTCCGCCAACGAGATGGCCGCCGCGGTCGACGTGCTCAAGGGGTCGATCGGAGACCAGGCGCTGATCCCGGTCCGGCTGCGGATCGAGCAGCGCACCCGTGTGGCGAACGGGCAGACCAAGCACTTCCCGGTCGTCGCCGTCGAGTTGCGCGGCGGGACGGCCGGTCAGGTGCTGGCGGGTTCGGTGCAGACCGTTGCGATCGGCGGCGGCCAGGCGCCGGAGGAGGGGCAGGCTGCGATCGGAGGGGCCGAAGCCTGCCCCCGCCGGGCCGTCGGCGGTCCCGTCTGCGGAGGACTTCCCTCGCCGGCCCGGGCGGCGAAGACGTTCGCAGAGTTCAAAGTCATCTGGGACGAGGCTGGCCGGGCGGGGATCGCGCCGACCGAGGCGCAGAACGCGGAGATGACCGCGATCGGCAAGCGGCTCAAGGCCTCCGCCGAGCAGACGAAGCCCGCCACGGCGGAGGCTCCGGCCGTGCCGGCCCCCCGCGCTGCGGAGGCGGCGGACGCCGACCTGCTGTGGTCCCAGATCGTCCAGCTGTCCCCGTGGCCGATGAGCGAGCTCACCGCGCGATTCGCCCGGGAGATGGGCGGAGTGGCGCCGGACGCCGCGTCGGAGGCCGAGCTCGACGTCTTCCTGCAGCGGCTGCGGGCGGGCGATTTCAAGGAGCCCGCCGCGGCCGCCGCCGCTCCCAGCCTCGACCAGCCCCCCTTCTAGGAGCCGATCACCATGACATGGCTGACCGGCCACTGGGCCGGATTCGACCTCGAAACCACCGGCGTCAGCGTGGACGACGACCGCATCGTCACCGCCTGCATCGCCCGCGTCGACACCACCGGCGCCCAGCCGCCGGCCATCCGTACGGCGCTCGCCAACCCGGGCACCGACATCCCGGAGCAGGCGACCGCCGTGCACGGCATCACCACCGAGCACGCCCGGCAGCACGGCGCCCCGGCCGCCGAGGTGGTCGCCCAGGTCGCGGACACGCTCATGGCCGCCGTGTTCGAGGGCCTGCCGATCGTCGGGTTCAACCTCCAATACGACCTCACCCTGCTCGACCGTGAGACGAGGCGGCACGGGCTGGAGCCCTTCGGCGACCGGCTGGCCGCGGCCTGCGGCACGGTGATCGACGGCTACGTCATCGACAAGTACGTCGACCCGTTCCGGAAGGGCTCGCGGAAGCTCGATGCGATGTGCGAGCACTACGGGGTCCGCCTCGACGGCGCGCACGACTCGCACCAGGACGCCCTCGCCGCCGCCCGCGTGGTGTTCCGCATCGGCCAATACGCCGCTCAGGGCGCCGAGTGGCTGCGCGGGCGCGGATTCAAGGACGACGTGGCCCGCCGGTTGGCCGGCCTCGCGAGCCTCGACCTCGCCGCGTTGCACGCGCTGCAGGTGAAGGCCAAGGCTGACCAGGCCGCGAGGCGGCAGCAGAAGCCGTTCGACGACGTGCGCGGCGAGTGGCCGCTGATCCCGTTCGCGCCGGTCCGGCAGGAGTCGCTGGCGTGATCGGCCCTTCTCAGCAGAACGCCCCCGCCGTGTGCGCGGCGGGGGCCGTCCCAAACCCTCAGCAGGAGATCAAAATGTCCTACCCCAACCTTACCGAGCCCAGCACCAACGGGCACCGCGTCCACCCGGCCGCCGCCGCCCAGTACCGCGAGCTGATCGAGCACAACGAGCGCAAGCTCGCCGAGTTGCTCCCCGAGGAGGCCCGCCTCGACGACTTGCTGACCGCCTGCCGCGAGGTCATCAGCGAGGTCCGCAAGTCGATCGACCGCTACCGGGCCAAGCTCGGCGAGGACGTCATCGGCCACCCCGCCGCAGCCGCGGCCCCGCTGGCCGCCCGCCACATCCACCCCGCCGACGACATCACCGTCACGCTCCCGTGCACTGGGTGCGGCGCCGTCGTCGTCGCGATCCCCGAGGCCGGAGTCTGGACGCACGGCGGCCGGGAGCTGACGCCTGACGGCTACATCTGCTGGCCGGGCCGGGCGGACTCGACGGTGGCCACGCCGCCGGTGCAGCCGCCCGTGCAGCCGCCCGTGCAGCAGCCGGTGACGGACGTGCGGGTCGCGGGGCCTTCCCCGGAGGCGCCGTTGGGGGAGCTGGACCAGTCGAAGAGCGCGGCGATGGACGGCTTCCTGGCGTCGCACGCGGCGATCGGTCAGGACGGCAACTCGTGATCGCGCTTCGTCGAGTGATTCACGTCTGGGTGCACGGCAAGGGCCGGCACGTTCCCGCCTTCAATACCAGGAGCGCAGCATGAGCCGCCCCCGTAACACCCGCGACCAGGTCATCCCCATCCCCGCCGTCCACGGCTACAGCGTCCCCGGCGGCATCGAGGAGCAGGAGGCCGAAGGCGCCGCCGCGATGCAGTCCGCCGCCTGCGAGGTCATCCCGGCCAAGGGCTCGGCCGAGCTGGCCAACCTCGGCTTCGTCCTCGGCGAGGTCGACCCCAAGGACCCGCTGTTCCGGGAGGCCGCGCTGCCGGCCGGATGGAGGCGGCAGGGAACCGGCCACTCGATGTGGACGCACCTGGTCGACGAGCACGGCCGGAAACGGGTGGCCATGTTCTACAAGGCCGCCTGGTACGACCGGGACGCGTTCACCACCGTCCAGTCGGTGCGGGCGTACGTCGACGACTGCCTGCACGAGGGCACCTCGCCGGTGCTCGACGAGACGTGGGCGACCCGGGAGGCCGTCCTCACCGCACTGGACTCCATCGGCAAGTACGAGCAGGAGCGCGCGGACGAGTGGTCCGGCCACACGGGGGACCGCGCCCGCGAGTACGAGCAGGAGGCGCGAGAGACGCTGGCCAAGATCGAGGCCATCCGGGTGGAGCTGGCCGGAGGCGCGTCGTGAGTGTTCCGACCCCTGAGGCGCTGGCCGCCCTGCTCGCGGAGCTGAACGGCTCGTACGACGACGGCGGCGACTGGGACATCCGCGCGCACGCCGACGGCCACATCGTGGCGTTCGCGCTGGACCACGGCGACGGGGTGGGCGAGTTCCGCGCGGTGGTCGTGGAGGGTGACGAGGTGCCGGTCGTGGCCGAGCGGCCGTACGACCTGGACAACCCGGAGAACCTGAACGGCCCGCACTTCGACGGGGGCGACCGGCTCGGCTGGCACGTCTTCGCGACGGACCACGTGGTTTTCGGCGGGTCGGGTCACATCTCGTGGGCGGAGGCGCGCCAGTTCGGCGCGGCGCTGATCGCCCTGGCCGACCGGCACGAGTCCGCGCAGGGCGGTGAGGGCCGATGACCGAGCCCATGGCCGACGAGCGCCTCGCCGAGATCCAGGCCGCGCTCAGCGCGGTGCCCGCCCCGCCGTGGCACTGGATCGGCGACACCAAGCACCAGGGCCCCATGCTCGCCACCAAGCACTCCGGGTGGATCTACGTGATGGGCTTCAAGCGGCTCGGCATGCGCGGCGCGCAGCCCGCCTTTCCGGTCAAGGGCCCGGACGGATACCTGCTGATCACGCCGTGCCGGGAGATCGAGGACCGCGCCGTGGCCGCGAAGGACGTGGCGGTCCCGCGCGCCCCGTACGACCCGGACACGGTGCGCGGGATCGACAACCCGGTGGCGAAGTGGCTGGAGCACTCGGCGCAGTACGCGGCCGAGCTGCTGGCCGAGGTTGAGCGGTTGCGGGCCAAGCTCGATGCACCGTGCGGGTCATGCCACCCCTGCACGAACTACGCCGACGAGACGTGGCGCGCGGCCGGTCGCACGCCCCCGCACGTTGCCGAGTGGGACGCACTCCGCGCCGAACGGGCCAACGCCGTCGCCACCGTCGCCGAGCAGGCGCAGCGGCTCTTCGCCCGGGAGCGGGAGCACAACGCCGACCGCGCTGAGCTCGCCCGGGTCCGGGCGATGCTCGACGATGCCCGAGCCCGCTGCAACGAGGCCGAGGCCAAGCTCCACCAAGTCGCGATGACCAAGGTCTGGACGAACGAGGACGGCAAGCGCTTCGTGTTCGTCGACGACCTGGCCGCCGCCCTGGGGCTCCCCGGCGAGCCCGCGCCGGCCGACGAGCCGACACCTGAGCAGGTCCGCCTGCGCACGGCGCTGCGGGAGGCGGGCGAGGCGATGTACGGCGGCTGCGACTGCCCCCGGCCGTGCTCCTGCCAGGCCGACGCCGCGACGCTCACCGCCGCGCTCGCCGAGGAAGCAGGTGACCTCGATGGCTGACCGCCGCACCCGCGACCAGCTCGACGCCCGCATCGTCGCCATCCTCCGCGACCACGCGAACGCCGTCGACCCGGCGCCCGCCCTCCACCACATTCAGGACCGCATCAGCAGGAGCACCACGTGCTGAGCCACATCATCACCGCGATCGCCGCCCTCGCCAGCGGCTGCGCGATCGGCGCAGGCGCCGTCGGCATCACCGCCGGCCGCCGCATCCACCACCTGGCCGACCAGCTCGACGCCGAGCGCGCCGCCCGCCACGGCGGTGCCCGGTGAACGACCTCGACCAGTTCGCCCTCGGCATGACCGTCCTCACGATCATCGCCGCCACCATCAGCGGCCTCGTCGCCTCCGCGGCCACGGTCTTCCTGACCATCCTCGCCGGGCGCCGCCGCGCCGCCCGCGGCATCGCAAGCGAGGCCTCCGCCTACCTGGCGGAGCAGACGGATCGGGGCGGCCGATGACCGCCCTCACCTCCCAGATCTCCCTGCCCTCTCTCGGGGGGGAGGACAGGGGACCCCTGTCCGCGGTGCGCTCTGGTCCAGCCACCACGGATTCACCCGCCCCGGCCACCACGGCCGGGGCGGGCACCCCCCGCGTCATCGGCCTCGACCTGTCAATGACCGCCACCGGCATCGCCACCTGGGACGGACGCCCCCTATCCACCGTCCGCACCGTCGCGAGCGACGGAGACCAGCGGCTTCGCCGCATCATGGTCACCGTCCGCGCCGACGCCTACGACTACGTCGCCAAGACACCGATCGACCTGGCCGTCATCGAGGACCTGCCCACGCACGCCCACGGCGCCGGCATCACCGGCATGGTCCACGGGGCGGTCCGCGTCGCGCTCATGGAGCTCGGCGTGCCGTACGCGCTCGTGCCGCCCGCGACCTTGAAGAAGTTCGCGACCGGCCGTGGCAACGCGACCAAGCCGGACATGCGCATGGCCCTGTTCCAGCGCGCTGGGCTCGACATCCGCGACGACAACCAGGTCGACGCCTGGTGGCTCCGGGCTGCGGGCCTGGAGTACCTCGGTCACCCGCTGCTTGAGCTGCCGAAGGCGCAGCGCGATGCGCTCGCCAAGGTCGCCTGGCCCGAGGCGGTGGCCGGATGATGCCGAACGCCGCCGAACGATTCCGGACGACTCCGGACGCTCCCGAACGGCGAACCGCGAAGGCCACCGCCGCCCTCCAGGCCATCCGCTCCAGCCGCATCGAGGACTACGCCGAACTCCGCCGCCTCGGTGTCGGCATCCACGACGCCGCCCGGCGCCTCGGCCTGTCCAAGCGCACTGTCGAGCGCTACCGCTCGCAGCTCAACAAGCAGGGACGCGACCAATGACCACCCCCACCGCCCTCCAGCCCGACATGTCCAAGGCCCTCGCGCTCCTCGCCGTCGGCCACACCATGCAAGCCACCGCCGAACACACCGGCTGGCCTATCGGCCGCGTCCGCGCCCTCATCAACGGCCAGCGCGGCTGGCTCGTCGACAAGAACGGCCGCGTCTACAACCCCAACCGGCCCGGCTACAAGCCCCAGATCCCCGACGGCGTGCACGACGAGCACCTGGAGTGGGCCCGCCAGCTGCTCGGTGACGAGGCGCCGCGGACCATCCAGTTCCGCGAGCCAGCCCCCGCCCTGCGGGCCGAACCGGTCCCGCCGGCGAAGCCCGCCAAGCCCACACCCGCCGAGCGGCCCGCGCCCCCGGCCACCCCGCCAACGGGCGGCGCCGCCATCGAGGGCCCGATCACCACCGACCTGCCCATCACCAAAATCCAGGGCAACCCCAGCAACATCCGCGAAGAAGTCGGCGACGTCTCCGAACTCGCCGCCTCCATCAAGGCGCACGGCGTACTCCAGCCGCTCACCGTCCGCCCCCACCCCAAGGTGCCCGGGGCGTACGAACTGCTCGCAGGCCACCGCCGCCACGCCGCCGCCCTCCAGGCCGGGCTCACCACCGTCCCGGTCACCATCCGACCCGACGTCGACGACCCCGCCGTCGCGATCGAGGTCATGCTGGTCGAGAACGTCCAGCGCCGCGACCTCAACCCCATGGAAAAGGCCGAAGCCCTCGGCAAACTCCGCGCCCGCGGCTACTCCAACTCCCTCATCAGCGCCCGCACAGGCATCGCCCAGTCCACCGTCTCCTACCTCCTCGCCCTGCTCGAGCTCGACGAGGCCGGCCGCGACAAGGTCCGCAAGGGCGAGATCAGTGCGGGGGAGGCCGTCACCGCGGTGCGCGAGTTCCGCAAGAAGCAGCGGAAGAAGGAGGGCGACGACCGGACCTGGTCGTGGGAGCCGGACTTCCTCACCACCACGCACCCGCTCGCCAGGAAGGCCGAGCGGATGTGCAACGCCCGGGAGCACACCGCCCGCCGGCGCATCGGCAAGGTCGCATGCGGCCAGTGCTGGGAGACCGTGATCCGCGCCGACGAGCGCGTCGTCGTGGCGGCCGAGGCCGAGTCAGGGGTGAGCTCGTGAGCCGCGAGCCTGCCTGCCGGAGCGTGCCACCGGAGCTGTTCTTCCCGCTCGGGTATGGCCGCGAGTTCGCCCGCCAGATCGAGGAAGCGAAGGCGGTCTGCCGCGCCTGCCCGGTCTACTCCCGCTGCCGGGACTACGTGCTGGCGAACCCGGAGTTGGCCCCGGAGGGCATCTGGGCGGCGACGACGCCGAAGGAGCGCAGGCGCCTGCGCGAGCAGGTCGCTCTGGACGAGGCCGCCGCCCGTCTCCGGGAGCGGGCCGAGTGGGAGGCGGCGCAGGCGGAAGCGATCCGGCAGGGGGCGCAGGAGTTGCCCTGCCGGGAGTGCGGCCGGGTCGTCGGGTTCTGGCCGGGGGAGGGCGTGCTCGCCTCGCACAGCGCGGTGGAGGGGCAGCCGCCGACGGTGGAGCCGTGCCCGGGTGGCCGGCGGCAGCCGCGGCTGGCGGTGGTGTCGTCATGACCCACCAGCACCGTCTGCCTGCCTGTCCCGAGGACCTGGCCCGCATCGCCGACGTCCGCGCGATGTGCGCCTCGGGGGAGGCCCGTCGGATCCGCGAGATGGCGCGCGTCACGCTCCGCGAGGTCGCGGCGGCCGTCGGGGTGGACCACAAGACGGTCGTCGGCTGGGAGACCGGCCGGACGACGTGTGTCTCCCCGTACGCGCTGGCGTACGCGGACGCGCTGAACGCGATGGTGCGGTTCGCGGATCCGGCCGGAGCAGCCCCGGGGCGTCCCGCCCGGGCGCGGTCACGAGCGCGGGCGGCGGCATGACGCGCCTCACCGTGGCCGCCCTCCACCGGATGGCGAAGGCCGCCCAGACGCACGACCAGCCCACGGTCACGATCGTCACCCACCCCCAGCAGGCTGGCGGCCGGTACGCCTGCTGGCCGGACGGCTGCATCCTCCTGCCACAGGTCGTGCTGGAGGACCTCGCCTTCCCTGCCGACGGGTCGTACGTGATGACGGCCAAGGGCCTCGGCGACCGGGTCGACCGCCAGGGGCTCAGCCCGGCCTTCGTCATCGCCCGGATGCTGCCCCTCCTTGACACCACCCCGCGCACACCCGTCGCGGCCAGCCCCTGGCGGTACGACCTCGGCGAGGTCGCCCTCCGCCTCCTGCACCGCGACACCGACTACACGGCCGTCGGCGACCACCTCTGGGACGCCTGGACCAAACACCTCGACGGCCCCACCTGGCAGCCCAGCCAGTGGTTCATCGTCTGGGCCGCCGACCCCACCACCCGCGCGCACGGCTGCTCAAGGCCACCCCTGACCGCTTCGTCCCCGCCCCACCCAAGGAAGCCCCATGACCCGCCTACTCGAGCACTCCTGCGCTCTGGCGCCGGACTGCGACCAGCAGATCCCCATCGGCATGCTCATGTGCCGCCCGGACTGGACTCTCGTCCCGGCTGATCTCAAGCAGGCGGTCCACCGCACCTACCAGGCGCGGCAGGACAACTGGGGCGCCTACCAGCACGCGGTCAAGGCCGCGACGAACGCCGCCCGGCAGGCCCGCTGCGCCGCAAGCGAGGTGACCGCATGAGCGGCACCCCGATGCGCGAACTCGCCAAGCTCGCGACCACCCTCGCCCGGCCCGAGATGGAGCGCCGCACCGTCTGGCACCTCCTGGCCGGATGGAAGCACTGGGCGCTGATCCTCATCCGACACGCGCCCAAGAGCGCTCCGCCGGAGAAGCCCTCCCTCGCGCCGACCGTACGCATCAACCCGGAGTTCCTCCGCAAGATCGGGATCGGGCTCAAGCCCGAGTCCCTCATCCACGAGCGGATCCACCAGCACCTGCGCGCCATCGCCCAGGACGCGCACGAGATCGAGGTGAACGAGGCCGCCGCCGGCGCGGCCGACGCCGCCATCGCAGTGCTCGCCGAGCTCGGCGTGAACGTGGCCGACCTCCGCAACCCCGAGGAGACCAAGACCGATGTCTGAGCGCGTCAAGACCATCGCCGTGGACTTCGACGGCGTCATCCACGCCTACTCCCGCGGCTGGGCCGACGGCACCATCTACGACGAGCCGATGCCCGGCGCGCTCGACGGCCTCCGCGCGCTCATGGCCGAGTACGCCGTCTTCATCCACACCAGTCGGAGCTCGGGCCAGGTGGCAAGCTGGCTGGCGGCCTACGGCTTCGAGGCCTGCGTCGAGGGCCCGGTGCACGCCCCGATGGAGTTCTGGAACGAGCAGGGCCGCCTCCTCGTGACGAATCGGAAGCTGCCCGCCGTCTCGTACGTCGACGACCGCGCGCTGCGGTTCACGTCCTGGGAACAGGTCCTTCCCGAGCTGCTCGCCGGCGACACGGGGGACGCCGCGGCGCGGGAGCAGGCCGAATGGGACCTGGCCATGACCTACCTCGTCAGCGGCACTGGGCTGACCTGCCCCCGCCAGGACTGCGGTGAGGACCTGCCCACCGACGACCTGCCGCCGTACGAGTTCGGGACGCTCTGGGACGCCCTATGGCGGCACGAGGCCGAGCACGACGGCGCGGAGCCCATTCGCTGCGAGGTCGTCGACCTGCCCGGCGTCGGCCAGGCCCGGGTGCAGGGCGACCTCGACGAGCAGGGCGCCGCCAAGCTGGCCGAGGTCGTCAGGGCTGCCCAGCGCAAGCATGTCGAGGACCTCAAGGCCGAGGGCCGCGCCGAGCTCCACGAGCAGCTGCGCGCCCTCCGCGCGAAGTGGAACACCCGCCGCGCGAAGCGCGAGGCCCACCGCGAAACCGCCGACGGCCCCACCGCCCGCCTCGCCTCCATTGAGCACGACATCTACGCCCGCGTCATCGACGAGCTCGACCAGCTGCTCGCATCTGTGGAGGCCGCCTCGTGAAGATCTACTACGACACTGAGTTCCTCGAGGACGGTCGGACGATCGAGCTGATCAGCATCGGCATGGTCGCCGAGGACGGCCGCGAGTTGTACGCGGTGAACGCCGACATGCCGTTCGACCGAGTCGTCCGCCACGACTGGCTGTACGAGAACGTCGTGCCGTCGCTGCCCATCGACCCGTGCCCGCCTGGACACCGTTGCTCGTCGCAGGGCCGAGGCCACCTCGACCTGCACGACCCCGACGTACGGTCGCGTGCGCAGATCGCCCGCATGGTCGAGTCGTTCATCCTCGCCACACCCGACGTCGAGCTGTGGGCGTACTACGGGGCGTACGACCACGTGGCTCTGTGCCAGCTCTGGGGCCGGATGATCGACCTCCCGAATGGGGTGCCGATGTTCACGTGCGACCTCATGCAGGAGGTCTCGCGCCTGGGTAACCCGCGGCTGCCGGAGCAGGCCGAGGGGGAGCACAACGCGCTCGCAGACGCCCGGCACAACCGGCTGATCGGCGAGTTCCTGATCGTCGAGCGGCGCCGTCAGGAGGTCGGCCGGTGATCCGCAGCTTCCTCACACGCTGGGCCCGGCGCCACGCCGAGGACCTCCACGAGCCGCTCAACGTCCCCGACTGGCCCGAGACCGACGAACCGGCCACGCCGTACATCGCCGAGGCGGACCCGCGCGACGCCGAACTCAAGGAAGCCCGCCGCCAGCTCGCCGAAGCCCAGACCCGCGCCGCCGACCTCGAAGACGCCCTCAACCGGTGCAAGCAGGAGCGCGGCCATCTGGCCGAAGAGCTGGAGAAGACCCGCGCCCGGCTCGCCGCCGCACACCTCGCCCAGCGGGCCGACGCCGACAGCGGGCGCCAGTACGTCGAGCGCTCCGTCGAAGCCCCACCACCGCCGACCAGCGACCGCGCCGAAGCCCTCAGGGAGCGGGCCCGCGCCGACGCCCTCGCCGCGCGCCTGGCCGCCGTCGAGGCCGAACTGCACGCCATCCGCTACCCGCGCGTCAGGCCAGCCAAGGCCACCGCCACCCAGGCGGCCTCATGACCGACACCGCCGTGGTGCGCATCCAGCCCGACGAACAATGGCTCGCCGACAAGGTGGGCCGCCACATCGCCGCGCACCGCGACCACATCACCGCCGCCGCCCGCCGACAGGTCACCGAGGAGATCGCCGCAGCCTTCGAAGCCGCCGGCGACCCCGCAGCAGCGAACCTCGCCCGCCGAATCGGCGCCACCCCGGCCCCCAGCACCGAGGGCGCCGGTGCCTGACCAGCCCACGCCCACCAGCCCGGCCGCCAACACCGGCGGCCGGGCCTGCACGCATTGGCGCGACTCGGAGGCACGCCACTGCGGCAACACCCAAGGCGTACGCCTGTACCTCACCGGGCCGCGCTGCCCGTCGTGCACGCCGGCCGCCGTCGCCGGACACGCCGAACCGCCCTCGCCGCAACCAACCAGCGGGAGGACGACGTGAAGGGGAAGACGTCAGAGTTCGCCAAGCTGATCGGGCGGAGTGCTGCTGCGCTTCCGGTCGGCCTCGGCCCAGCGCTCCTGCTGGACCCGCTTGACGATCGCTCGGATGGTCTCCCGCGACCAGCCGGTCACCTCGGCGACGTCGATGATCTGCCACTCGCCGGAGTCCACGACGCGGGTGATCTCCACGTCGAGCTCGCGACGGGCTTGCTTGAGCCGCTCTTCGGCAGCCCGATGTGCCCGCAGCTTCGCAATCAGATTGCCCGTCGTCATACGCACATCGTCGCACGTCAGTGTCATGCAAGTCAGTTTGCCATACCAAGCGCAAAGTAGCTTGGCGTAAGATAGAGCAAGGTAACTTCGGGGCTAGGGGGATTTCTGATGACACAAGACACGCCGCAGACCTGCGGAGACTGCGGTAATCCCGCCCTGGCCACACCGCTCGGGCTGCTCCTCGAGCCCCGCCCGCACACCATCGGCCTCCACCGGCCCGACGGCAGCACCCTCCGCGAAGACGACTTCAACCGCGGCGAGCGCGGCCACCGCGCCCACCTCTGCCCCGACCAGGCCGCCGTCCGGCGCCGGACGCTCACCGACCTCAGCCCCTAACCCCGGGCCACGAGCACCACAACGTCGGCGAACGCACGGAAGGCACCCCCACTTGAACATCCGCCCCGTCCCCCTGACCTATAAGGGCGTCACGTTCCGGTCCACCCTCGAGGCGGACTGGGCCGCGACGCTCGACGAGCTGGGGATCTACTGGCAGTACGAGCCCATCGCGCTCCAACTGCCCAGCGGGCAGCACTACCTCCCCGACTTCTACCTCCCCACCCTCCACACCTGGGCCGAAGTCAAAGGACCCCACTGGGAGCGGCTGGACAAGCCGCTCGAGCTCGCCAAGACCCTCGCCGTCGACTGGCCCGGCTGGCAGACCCACATCCACGTCGTCATCCTCGAGGCCGCCGGCCCCGGCGACGCCGCCTCATGGCGCGCCCCCGACACCACCGGCTGGGGCGACCTCTGGCTCACCGACTGCGGCGACTGCGGCCTGTGGACCTGGATCACCGCTGACGGCAAGTGCTGGCGCTGCGGCCACACCGGCGGAGGCACCCACCCGCTGTACTGGCCTGCCACCGCGAATCAGCAGCACTCGAACGGGCCCGGATACCCGACCCTGACCATGACCCGCGCACCCCGGCCGGAGCAGTCATGACGACGACCGTCGGCCCGGCCGACCTCGACCAAGTCCGCGCCTGGCTCACCACGCTCCACGGCGGCGCCGCCGGACTCATCAACATCTGCGCCACCGACACCTGGGGCGGGTCGAACTTCGCGACCGACGAAGGCGGCATCAACGCCGCCGTCCGCTACGTCCACAGCCTCGACCGGCAGGGCAAGCAGGGCATCTACGCCCGCGTCACCACCATGGGCCACACCCCGCCGCCCGGCCGCCGCGGCGCGCCGACATCTCCCTGTCCTTCCCCGGCTTCTGGGCCGACATCGACATCGACGGCCCCGGCCACAAGCACCAGCTCTGCCCCGCCGACTGCCCCAAGAGCCACGACCACATCACGCGCCCGCTGCCTCCCGACGTGGCCGAGGGGCGCCGGATCATCGCCGAGTCCGGCCTGCCCGAGCCCACCATGTGGATCCACTCCGGCGGCGGCCTCTACCCCTGGCACCTCCTGGAGCAGCCCCACCGCGTCGACGGCGACCTCGCCGACATCAGCGCGCTGTCGGAGCGGTGGCAGCAGATCATCAAGGCCTCGGCTGAACGCCTCGGCTACCACTACGGCGCAGGCGTCGGCGACCTGTCCCGCGTGCTCCGCATCCCCGGCACGGTCAACCGCAAGGTGGAGGGCCTCGGCCGGCCCTGCACCGTGCTCGAGGCCTCCGGCATCACCTACACCCTGGACCAGCTCCGGCAGATCGCTTACTCCATCGCCCTGCCCACCCCCGTCGCTCCGGCCCGCCAGGCTCCGCCGCCCCGGCCGCGGACCGCCCCCCGCTATCCCCGGGACGGTCGGTCCGTTCGACGCGCTCGCCGAGATCTGCGAATGGCGCGACCTGCTCGAACCAGAAGGCTGGACCTACGTCGGCTCCGAACGCGACGGCGCCGAGCTGTGGCTCCGCCCCGGCGGCACCTCCAAGTACTCCGCCCGCTGCGGCTACCACGGCGTGCCCGTCGCCGTCGTCCACTCCGAAGAAGCCGGCCTGCCGACCGGCGGCGGGAACAAGCTCACCCACGGCCGCCTGTTCGCCCACCTGCACTACCGAGGCGACGAGACCGCCGCCGCCAAGGACCTGCGCGCCGCCGCCGCAGGCGACCCCACCGCCGGACCGGCCGCCCGCGCGCTCCGCCCGCAGATTCTCGACCACATCCGCAACCGCTGCGGCATCCGCCCCTGGGAGCCCGACATCCCCTGGCCCACCGCCCCCGACGACCAGGCCCCCGAGGTCGGACCCGACGGCACCGTCGACGTCCGCAAGATGATGGCCACCGCCGACGAAGCCGACGTGCTCCGCGGCGTGTTCGTCACCCGCGACGTCCTGGCCCACCACACCTGGACCACGCCCCGCGACGACGAGCGCCACACCGTGCTGCCGCCGTTCCCCGTCCACACCCTGCCCGGCGACGTCGGCAAGTTCGTCGAAGCCGTCGCCACCTACATGCAGGTGCCCGTCGACCTGCCGTCGTTCGCCGTGTTCGGCGCGCTCGCCACCCTCGTCGGCGGCCACGCCACCATCACCGGCAAGTGGACCGAGAACGCCCTCAATCTGTTCCTCGCCGCGATCGCCGACTCCGGCGAGGGCAAGTCGCCCGCCGTCGGTGCCGTCACTGCCCCGATCTACGAACTCGAGCGCGACCTGCGCCGGGAGTACGACGACTCCTACGGCGACATGGCCGACCACTACGAGATCGCCGTCAAGACCCGCGACCGCCTCATCACGAAGATCGCCGACGCGACCGGGGCCAAGCGCACCCAGCTGATGGCCGAACTCGACGCCGTCAAGGCCGAGATCGCCGACAACACCCCGCCCCCGCGCCCGCAGCTGCTCGCCGGAGACGTCACCCCTGAAGTCCTCGGCCGCATCATGCACCGCACCGGCGGCCACATCGGCATCATCTCCGCGGAAGGCGGCTTCCTCGGCACCCTGTCCGGCCGCTACAACAAGGGCATCCCGAACCTCGAGCTCGTGCTCACGGCGTTCGACACCTCCGAGCCCTACCGGCTGGAGCGCATCACCCGCGACCCCTTCGAAGTCGAACGCCCCTCCCTGTCCCTGTCCCTGGCTGTCCAGCCCGTCGTCATCGCCGATGCCGTGAACTCCGCCGCCGTCGCCGACCGCGGCCTCATGAACCGCTTCCTGCTGGCCAACCCCGAATCGCTGGCCGGCCGCCGGGACAAGAACCCGCCGCGCGTCCCGCCGCACCTGGTCGACGCCTGGCGCGCCACCGTGCGGCGGGCCTTCTACGCCGTGCTGCCGAACGGCCGCCCGTTCGACGACGACGGGGCCCCGAAGCCGCCCGTGCCTATGCAGATCAGCGAGCACGCCGAGGCGCTCCACCTTCAGTGGCGGTGCCGTCTGGAAGAGCGGGTCGACCCCGACTCCGGCGATCTGGCCCCGATCAAGGGCTGGGCCAAGAAGCTCGAGGGACTCGTCTACCGCATCGCCGCGCTGCTGCACCTGGCCGCCGGGAGACCCGCCGAGGAGCCCGTGGACGAGGTTGTGATGGCCGACGCGCTGACGATCGCCGACTGGGCCATCCCGCACGCCGTGTCCGTGCTCGTGCCTCGGGAGGACAAGCCTGCCGGGCCCGTGGAGGAGGCGGCGGGTCACGTGCTGGCGTGGATCCGCCGCAAGCAGGTGGAGGAGTTCACCGTCGACACCGTGCGCGCGGAGCTGCGCGGCCGGTCCTGGGTCAAGCAGCACGGGGCCCAGGGCGTGAAGGCCGCCCTCGTCGCGCTGGCCGCGCAGGGCTGGATCGCCTCCGTCGAGCGCGCGGGGGCCGATGGGCGGCGGCTGTCGACGGCCTTGTTCGTGCCGCATCCGGAACTGCTTGGGAGGGTGCTGTGACTGTTCACTGTCCGCGACGTGCTTTCCGGTATCTCCGGTATCTCCCCGGTATGTGGGTACCGGATAGCAAACCGCATGCTGACCTGCGGAAACTCGCCTCTTCGGTATTTCCGGTATCTCCGGTATCCCTGGCACTCCGGATCACGGGGTGCGGGGGAGTGGCGGACCTTCGGATGTCACAGTGCGTGATGTACCGGAGAAGTACCGGACAGATACCGGGAAGGGCCCTGACATACCGGATAAGGCTGGTCAGGAAGCCTGTAGGGGAGTCCCTAAAGAGTAAGGGGTTTCAAGATCAAACTACTCTATGTATATATATCTACCCTCTAAGGGCACCACAGGGTGACCAACACCGCTCCCCGGTACACGACACGTACCGGAGATACCGGAAATACCGAAGAGCAACACAGCGTGACCACATCCGCCCCCTCAAAGGCGGCCGGTCATGACCCTCACCCAAGACACGCTCTTCGCCCTCGACACGCCCGAGCCCCCCAACCCGGCGAAGACCACCCCGCGGATCTCCGCGCACCGCGCCCAACCGCGCCGCGACACCGAAGACCGCGCCATGCCCTGCAACCCGACCTGCCTCACCTGCGGACAACCCACACCCGAAGACCAGACAGCCGACTGCATCGGCACCCTCCCGGTGGTCACCCCCTGCGCCACCGTCTGCCGGCACGTCGGCCGCCCCGCCGTCGCCGAAGTCTGCGTCGTCACCACACGCGTGACCGCAGTCGCCGACACCTCGCCCCACAGCGGCCGGACCATCGCCCTCGTCCTGTGCCCGTTCTGCGGCGAGGTCCACCACCACGCGGCCACGTACGGCGTCCGCTACCGCATCAGCGCCTGCGGCCGCCCGTACGTCGTCCACCTGCCCCGCCCCCGCCTCACCCCCGGAGGAACCGCCTGATGGCCACCACCCACGCCGCACAAGCCACAGCCGAGCGCGCCCACGAGCTCGTCGCCGCCCACCTCGCCAGGTTCCCCGGCCGCGAGTTCACCTCCCACGACCTCGCCCGCGTCCTCGGCCTCAGCAACACCACGGCGCGGACCGCGTTGCAGCGCCTCGCCGACGCCGGCCACGTCGAGATCACCCGGGCTCCCGACCCCGCCCTCGGCAAGCGCCTCAGCACCCGCTACCGCGCCACCACCACGACCACCGGAGCCCGCTCATGATCCGCGAAGACCGCTTCCTGATCTCCCGCCGCCCCTACGCCGTCGACCTCACCAGCCTCCGTATCACCAGCGAGAACGCCTACCCGGACGGCCGACGGTCCTACTGGTGCCGGGTCGACGCCGTCTGGTTCCGCCGCCGCAATGGCGTGACGGCCGCCTGTGTCGGCAACCTCCGGGACCTCCAGGACGAGCGCGCGGCCGACGCCGTCGAGTTCCTCGACCGCTTCACCGACGGCCGGTACGGCGGCGACTGCGAAGGCCGCTGGGACGGCGACACCTACTGGGGAGCCGGAGCGCCCGACGTGATCGAGCGGCACCTCGCGCTGCTGCGGCCGATGCTCGCCGCCTTCCCGGCGGTCCCGGACGGCTACGACGGCTGGTGGCGGTTCTGATGGCCGAGACCTCGCCGAACGGCTGCACCCACTGCGGCATCGAGCAGCGTCTCCACGCCCGCCGCTGGACCCAGGCCGCCGGCTGGCGCCAGTGGACCCCACCGACCGACGCACAGCGCCTCGAACGCATGCGAGCCCGCCGCGCCGACACCACGACAACCGGAGACACCCGATGAGCCACCAGACCACCGCCGAGGAACTCCGCGCCGCCGCCGCACGGCTGCGCTCGACACCAATCCACCCCGCCACCCACAACGCCGACATCGTCAAAGTCGGCGGCGACTACCTGGCAGCCTGCGTGGACTGCGGAACGTGCGCCGAAGCGGACGCGGTCCCCGCCGGACTGCTTGCCGCCCTCCTGAACGCCCGCGCCCCGCTCGCCGACCTGCTGGAGCGCATGGCGGTCGTCGCCGAGAACGCCCACCCGGGCTACAAGATCCACGCCCTCGACGCCGCTCTCACGGCCGCCCGCACCATCACCACAGGCAGCCCCGCCGACACCCCGGCCATGGTCACCGCCCAGCACGCCGCGATCCGCGACGACGAACGCCACCGCATTGCCGCCCACCTGCAAGCCCGCGCCAAGGCCATCGAGGACACCCGAGGTGAGAACCGGGACTGGCTCGCCGAGCAGTTCGCCACCCACCTGCCCACCCTGCCCATCGGCGGCGCCGTCCAGGGCGACCCCCGCACCATCGCGATCGAGGCCTACCGCGGCATCGCCTTCATCCTCACCGCGGACATCCCGCCCGCCCCAGAGGTCCCGGAAGCCCCACACGCGGCCCTGAGCGCCACAGAGCCGGACGCGCGCCCCCAACCCCCGGTGTGTCCGGACCCTGAAACCCGCACAGACGATCACAGCCCCGCGAAGGAAGCCCCGTGAAAAAGATCCCGACCATCCTCACCCGCGACTGGAACGGCAACCCCAAGCACGTCACCCGCGAACCGAACCCCGACTGCGCCTGGGTCTTCGACGGCGAGGGCACACCCACCGTCAAATGGGACGGCACCTGCGTCATGCTCGACGACCACGGCGCCTGGTGGGCCCGCCGCGAAGTCAAGCCCGGCAAGACGCCCCCGCCCAGCTTCCAGGCCATCTCCACCGATGAGGAGACCGGCAAGACCATCGGCTGGGAGCCCGTCGAGCAGTCCTCGTTCGCCAAGGCCTTCCACGAGGCGCTCGCCAACACCCCGGCCCACGAGACGGGCACCTACGAACTGCTCGGGCCCAAGGTCAACGGCAACCCGGACGGCTTCGACGGCCACGTCCTCATGCGCCACGGCTGCGCACCGCTCAACCTCCGCCGCGAAGCGCCCTCGCACCCCGCGACTACGACGGGCTCGCGGCCTTCCTGACCGGCTGGGACCACGAGGGCATCGTCTGGCACCACCCCGACGGACGCATGGCCAAGATCAAGGCCCGCGACTTCCCCAGGAACGGCGCTCGTGGCTGACCCCTTGAGCAGCGACGACCTCATGAGGCAAGCCGGGGCCCGCTGGTGCGAGGAGCACAACCGCTGGGAGTGCACCAAGCGCTCCAAGCGCCGCCCCGGCGACCACTGCCACGCCTCGGCGATTCGCGGCACCGCGGTGTGCCGAAACCATGGCGGGCAGTCCACCGAGTTGCTGAAGGCGAAGGGCGAGGCCATCACCGCGTGGTCCGCGCTGTCGGGCCAGGCGGTCGTCAGCCACACCGAGGCCGTGCTCGGCATGCTGCAGATGTCCTGGCTGCGCGCACACCTGTACGCGGGCCTCCTGGAGCGGCAGTTCACCGACGCCCAAGACCAGGACGCGGACGGCGGCCCCGCCGGGCTCGGCGGGGGAGACCCCGAACTCGGCCCCGGCGCCGGGCTCGTCGGCCACACCCACGGCGCCGTCAAAGACATCGGGATCTACGTCACCGGCGAAGCCGCCCGCGCGCTGACCGTCCTCGAAGGCCAGGAACGCGACCGCGTCGTCCGCTACGCCAAGACCGCGCACGACATGGGCATCGCCGAAGCGCAGGTGCGGATCGCCGAGCAGACGGGGCAGCAGCTGGCGGAGGTGATCCGCCGCACCGCCGACGCCCTCCTCCTCGCCGTGGTGGGGCTGGTGACCGAGACCGCCGGCCGCGAAGGCACCGTGGGGGAGCGGCTCGCCGCCGCCCTCGACGCCGCCGTCCGCGCCGCGTGGCCGGGCTGGCTGTCCACGATCGTCCCGCAGCAAATCGCCGCCGTCACAGCCGGGGGCGAGGCCTAATGCTCACGCCGAACATGACCCTCGGCGAACATGAAGCCAGGCGATGTTCACCCCTCCTGACCTGCACAAGGACGTTAACGACGTTTTGTGCTTGGGTGCCCCGCGACTTGCACCAGCAACCGCAGGAGACACCCATGCCGACCGGCCCCCGCACCTACGTCACCGTCGAGATCGTCCACCCCGACGGCACAACCGTCGCCCAGCGATGGATCGGCGCCCCGAACGTCGCCGATCAGTTCGTCGCCGCCTTCGGCCAACCCGTGACCGAGTGGATCGAAACCGACGACGGCAGCGCCGGCTACTCCGACGCTTACCCGATCAACGAGGACGGCTCCGAGCCGGAGTGACCAACCGTGGCGGGTCCGCCGGCCGCGGGCCCGCCACCAGCCCCCTTGACCACGAGAGAAGACCCGATGTCGCTGTTGACCAAGCCCCGCACTCTCGCCGGGATCACCGGCACCCGGCCCATGCGCCGCGTCCTGCTCGCCCTGCTGACGGACGCGACCAACCTGTCCGGCCTGATCCTGTCCCAGCTCGCCGGCATCAGCCCCGCCCGCGTGTACATCTGCCTCGACCAGCTCGAACTCGAAGGCTGGATCACCGGCACCTGGCAGAACGCCCCGTACCCGCGCCGCCGCTTCTACCAGCTCACCCCGGCCGGGTGGTCGAACGCGTACGAGCTGCTCGGCCTGGACCGATCGGAGGCCCGCCGTGGCTGACTACTCGCGCCGCGAGCGCACGAAGACCTGGGTCGAGTACGCCCTGCCCAACCCGACGAACTGGGGCCAGGTCGGCCGCGTCATCGCCGTCCTCAACCAGGAGCTCGGCGAAGACCGCGCCCGGTGGGACGACGTCGTCGAGGTCCTCGCCACCGACGAGGAGATCATCTTCCGCTACGAGAAGGAGACCGGCCGTGGCTGAACCGACCCCGACCTTCGTGTACGACTCCCGCGACCCCGACACCCACGGCCTCGAAGGCACCCCCGCCTGGAACCGGCTGCTCGACTGGATGCGCACCCAGCACATGACCCCGGAGGAGACGCGCCGCCTGGAGCTGTACGACCTGCACGGCCAGTGGTTCGCCCGCACGCTGGAGTACACCCCGGGCCGGATGGGCGGCCGACTGTTCGTGCCGGCCTAGGCGAGTGGGTCCAGCACACCGGCACATACGTGCTCACCACCCCGCCGCCCGCCATGCCCAAGGGCGGTGCCCAGTGAGCATCCCCTCCGGAGATTGGCCCACCCTCGCCCGCACCGTCCGCGAACGCCGCCAACAGCTCGGCATCCCCACCCAACAAGCCGCCGCCGAACGAGCAGGCCTATCCCTGAACTCCTGGCAACGCCTCGAAGCCGGCACACCCGTCAGCGTCCGCACCGTGCAGGCCGCGGCCCGGGTGCTCGGCTGGAGACCGGGCGCGTTGATGGCGGTCCTGAATGGCCACCCGGCCCCCGACGCGCCTGCGCCTGCGGAGGCTGAGCCCGGCGCGGTGCTGCCGGTGGATCGGCCCGCGCTGGTCTACCTGGGCACGGACGGCTCCATCGTGCAGCTCGACCGGGCCGACCTCACCACGATGCCCGCCCGGGAGCGGGCGTTGTGCGTGGCGCTGCTCGACCACGCCCGCCACCAACTCGACCAGGCCGGCGTCTCAGCGGTCGCCTACCACGCCGCCCGCATCCCCACCACCCACGACCACCAGGAAGACCCCCATGCCTGACATTCCGGCGGAAGCCGTCCAAGCCGCAGCCGAGGCGATCGGGCGCGAACACCGTGAAAGCCGAGAGTGGGACACGGAAGCGTTCGCCCGCGCCGCCCTTGAGGCCGCCGCCCCGTTTATCGCTGGCCAGGAGCGCGCCCGCATCGCCGCCCACCTCCGCGGCATCCCCGACGACGACCAGGGCTTCCGGACCGGCACCCGGCGGTTCATCGACCGGCACGACCGCCTGCGCGAGGGATCCAGCATCGTCGCTGTGCTCCTCGCGGCGGCCGACGAGATCGAACACGGGACCGCCAAATGACCAGCTCACGCACCGTAACAACCCCCGAGATCACCCAAGGGAACGAAGCTTCCCGCAAGGAACCCGCTGGCGACGGGGACGGGCCGATGCTCGGCGATTGCCTTCTGCATCTCACTCACCACGACATGCAGCCGGAGTGCTGGCAAGCGGCCATCGAGCACTACATGGGTTTCCTCGACGAGGTCCTCCAACGCCCCGTCCAGCCCGACCTCGACACCATGCGCACCGAAGGCCGCGACCGGTACAAGGCCGACTACGAGCGGGCCCTGCTCAACGCCCTCCGCGCCGACGAACCCCACCCCAAGGACACCGACAATGGCTGACCTGCCCCGTATCGCCGAACTGCTACGCAGGATCGCCGACCGCATCGACTACCGCGGAGCGCCGAAACTCACCGGCTTCTCGTTCACCTTCGAGGCCGGCGAAGGCATCCGCTGGCGCGACGACGGCAAGGGCTGCCCGGTCGCCTACCTGGGCGAGGAGCAGTACGAGCGCGCCCACACCGAAGCCGACTCCAACCGCCCCCGCCCAGCTACGAGAGGAATTGATCATGAGTGAGGGCCTGACTGGCGCCCAGATCCTGGACACGCCCATGCCGCCCAACGACGCCGACGCCGCCACGATCAGGGACTACCTGATCGCGCTCCTCTCCCTCGTGTGGGACCACGGCGAGGGGTTCAACGGCAAACGCCCCTTCGGCAACTCCAGCTGGCAGTACGAGCTGTACGCGGCCCTCGCCCGGGCAGGCCACATCAAGGCCACGTTCGACGAAGACGGCTACCTCGACGACGTGGACGACACGAAGGGCCGAAAGCTCATCTCGGAGGCGATCCGCGCCCTGTCCGGGACCGCTTCCCCGGAAGGGCCGACGTCGCGATGAACCTGAGAACCGCCATAATCGCCCTGAGAATCCTCGCGGCCCTGGGCATCCTCAGCGCGCTCGTCTCCATCGGCGCCACGATCTGGCACCTCGCGGCGGGAGGCCCGGTCCGGGACCGGGATGCGCAGGCGCTGGTCCTGGACGTCTTCCTCATCGCCTTCATCGCATGGATGACGCGGGAGATCGGCCCCACGAACCGCGACAAGGGGCCGACTTCGTGAGCACCGCCGATGTCCACGTCCGCCTCACCGCCGACACCCGCCGGTTCGCCCGTGCGATCCGCGCCGCCCAGCGGGCCATCGCCAAACGCCTCGCCCCGGTCAGGGCCGCGCAGCAGGCGCACCGAGCCCGCACCCGCCGAATGAAGACCACCTACCACCGAAGGAACCGCTGATGCCCAACCTCAAGACCCAGCTCGCCGCCGGAATCCGCCGAGGCCCAGAAAGCCTCGACATCCCCTTCGCCGTGCTCCAAGTCGTCACCGGCGCAGCCCTGGCCGCCTGGGACTTCATCCTCGGCCCCGGCGGACACCTCGCCTTCACCGAAGCCGCCGTCGCCATCTGGGCCCTCGCCTACATCGTCGAGAAGCGCAAGCGCCGCCAGGCCGAAGCCCAGCTCACCGCGCACCGGCAGGAACACCCGCACACGCCCACGCCTTAAAACGGCAGGAAGGGGCAGCCCCCGCCAGGGCCACCCCTCCCAACAGCCAATCACCGACGTCACCGGCACCTCAAAGGCTAACGAATCGGGGAGCCGACAATGCCCACCACGGACCCGTACACGCCCGCCGGAGCTTGCATGGGCGGATGCAACCACCGCAACCGCACCACATGGGCCGCCTACCAGCGCGCCGTCGAAGACCACGCCGACCAAATCGACACCTGGTTCCGCAACGGCCAGGAGGGCGAGCCGCCGGCCGAGCCCGACCAGCCCACCATCTACTGGAAGCCCGGCAACCCGCTGTTCTGCGAGCGCGACATCGCCGCCACCCGCCGCAGCCTGTTGGAGCTGGACACGCAGGCCGCCCAACTCGCCGCCACCAGCGACGGCCACCGCGCCCGCGGCGGCGGAGGCGACGGCCGCGTCTCCGGCTCCAAGACCTCCGGCTCCGTGTCCCCAGCCGCCGACATCCTCGACCGCCTCGTCGGCGACCTGTTCGACGTCGAAGACGAATGGCGCTCCCTGCGCGGCTACCAACCGCGCCCAACCACCCCGGTCGGCCCCCGCGGCTCACACCCCCGCTCCCGCACCATCGGCTGGCTCGCCGACCACCTGGCCGACATCCTCGCCCACGAGGACATGACCGGCCTGCCGCGGAAGGTCTTCAACTGGGAGCGCATCCTCCGGCACCTCAACAAAGACGCCCGCCCGAGCACCAGCTCGCCGATCCGCTGTCCCCGACCCACCTGCGGCGAACGCCGCGTCGCCTGGGACGACGAACGGCACTACTACGCCTGCGGGGCCTGCGGCAACATCATCTATGAGACCGAGCACGACGAGCACGAACGCGAACAGGCCGAAGCCGCCGACCTCGCGCGGCTGGAGTCGTCGCTGCCGTCGGCCGTCGCGCACCAGGTCCTCACCCCCGGCCCACGGGATGACGCCGAGACCCGTACGGCCGGCACCCTCCCGGTGGTGGACCCGATCCGGATCGACCCCGACACCCTGCGGCTCATCCTCCGCGCGCCGTACAACCGGCCGCTCACTGAGGCCGAGATCCTCACGCTGCCCTGGCCGCCCTGCCCGTCCTGTAGCGGCAGCATCCACGTCGAGCACACCATCGTCGAGCGGGCCGGCAAGGCCGCGGCCACGGTCGGCGGCCGGCCCCTGCCCGCCATCGCACCCGAGCGCCACGCCATGCCCAAGTTCTGGCGCTGCATCGGCACTCAGGACGAGCCGGCCTGCGGCGCCGAAGGCTCCGCGTGACCGGCCCGGCCAGGGGAGAATGGGGGAGTCGTGTTGCCCTCTCCCGCCCCCGTGACCGTCGTCCCCTGCCTCAGTTCGGACGACGTCCTGCTGCTGCCCGGCCACTGGCCGGTCCGCCTGACACCCGAGGAGCGGCGCGAGCTGGCGGCGCAGCTGCTCGCCTACGACCAGGAGGACGAGCGTGATCGACCCTGACATTGAGCGGTTCCTGGACACGGTCGAGGACATGTTCGCCCGGCAGACCGCGACGCGGAACGCGACCCGGCACGCGGTCGTTGATCTGAACGCCGCCCGCATGCGTGCTCGGGCCCGGCTGGCCGAGTTGCAAGCCGACCTCGACGGGAGGCACCAGTCATGAGCGCTCGCCGCCTCCGCTCGCTGGCCGCGATCGCAGCAGGCTCTACGACCGGCTTCGCCATGGTCACCGCCGTGTTCGCCATCGCCCACCAGGACTGGCGGCGCGCGGTCCTCGCCGTCGCCCTGCTCGCCGCCGCGCTGCTCGTCTGGCGGGCGGCCCGACCGGTGGGGTCACCGCGCCCGGCCACCAGGAGGGCGCCGGCCGTTCGGCCCGGCTGCACCCACCCGGCCGCGATGCCCGTCACCTCGACCGTCACCGGCCAGACCCTCGCCGCCCTGTGCCCGGCCTGCGACACCCAGCTCCCCACCTCGGTCCTCACCTCGTCGGCCGCCTACGCCGGGCTCCGCGCGGACACCGCCGCGATCCACGGCATCCTTACTGACCTTGTCGGCGGCCTGCGCGGCAGCGGTGTGCTCGACTGCCCGCACCACCAGACGATCGACGTCACCGCGATGGGCGATCGGCACCAGCGACGGCAGTGCCTCGACTGCGGCGCAACCTGGGCCGAGGCCAGCTCGTGCTGGCCAGCGGGAATGTTCTAGGGGGAATGTGATGGACGACCCGATCACCCGGCTACGCGCCCAGATCGAAAGCCGCCTGGCCAAGACCAAGGCCGCCACACAGGGCGAATGGGAGGCAGCAGGCGGCGTAATCCACGTTGGCCACATCACCAACGAGATCGTGGAATGGGTCCACGACGACCACGACGCCGAGCACATCGCGGCCAACCAGCCCTCCCAAGTGATTCGGGACTGCGAGGCCGACCTGAAGCTCCTCGACGCGCACCTCGGCTACTACGGGCCTGGCGACGACGAGTTCCTCCCGATCCCCACCCTGACCATCCTCGCGACGAAGTACGGCATCCAGCCCGAGAGTGAGGCGTCGTGAACGAGCTGATCACCTGGCTCCGCGCCACGATCGAAGGCGACCTCGCCAAGGCAAAGGCCGCCAACGACAGCTCCGTGGAGTGGGCCGCGCAGTACGCCGGGGACTGCGCACTCGACGCCGAGGCCGAGCACATCCAGGCCAACCTCCCGCGCGATGCGGTCGCCCGCTGCGAGGCCGATCTCGCCATCCTGGATGAGCATGCACCCGGCTGGGTTGGGCTCAAGATGGAGCGCCAGGTGTGCATGGTCCACGACCCGAGGAGCGGCGATTCCTGGCCATGCCGTACGGTCCGCCTGCTCGCCCGGGGGTATCGTCACCGGCCCGGCTGGCAGCAAGGATGGGCGCCATGACCCGCCCGCCGACCAAGGTGATCGATCAGGACGGTAAGTCCGTCATTTGGGCCGCCGTCTACATGCGGTACGGAGTCCAAGGCCAGGAAGAGTACGCGTCCCTCGACGAGGCCGTGGCCTGCCAGGTGTTCGGCAGGGACTACAACGCGCACGCGCCGATGCACATCCTCGGCCCGGATGGCGCCGTCGTGCTTGATGGCGAGGAGCTGGAGGAAGCGATGCGGAAGTGGCGGGAAGACGAGCAGCGGGAGATTGAGCCGTGACCCGCCATGTTGAGCCCGAGGTGTTCCTCGTCGGCAAACCGTCCGTCGACTATGACGAGCTGGCCCGCTACCTCCGCGAAGTGGGTGGGGAGTCCTGGCTTGAGCGGCTGGAGCGCGGCGAGTTCGACGCTCAGAATCTCGCCGAGTTCGCCGGCAGGTTGTGCTACCGGTCGTTCGAGCCGGGCCTGAACCCCAACGTCACGAGGGTGCGCACCGACCAGGAGGCGTACCTGCACAACATCCTCGCCTCCGCCCACGGGTCCGTGCTCGAACACCTCAGCTTCAGCTTCGTGCTGCACAACGTCTCGCGGGTGCTCACCCACGAGCTGGTACGCCACCGGCCCGGGGTGGCGATCTCGCAGGAGTCCCTCCGCTTCGTCCGCCTGGACGAGCTGCCGTTCTGGTTCCCAGACTGGGCGCGCGAGGACGCCGAGCTGATGAAGCGCGCTGGCGAGATGCTCGACCGGATGGAGGAGTTCCAGATCTGGGCGGCCGGCCACTTCGGCCTGGACGACGACGGCGTCGACTTCGCTCACAAGAAGCACCGCACCTCGTTCATGCGCCGCTTCGCCCCCGAAGGTCTGGCGACAGGCCTGGTCTGGACGGCCAACGTCCGCACCCTGCGGCACACGATCGAGGCCCGCACCGCCCAGGGGGCGGAGGAGGAGATCCGCCTCGTCTTCAACCGCATCGGGGAGATCATGCGGGCCGAGTGCCCGGCCCTATTCGGCGACTACCAGGTGCAGGACGGGGCGTGGATCCCCGGCTGGAGGAAAGTCTGATGTTCACAATCGAGCAGGCGCCTGAGGTGCTCCCCGTCGGCACCCGCGTCCGCCACCGATACCGCGACGACTGGGCCGGCACCGTCGCCCCGCGCCCCGAAGGCAAGTCCCGGACAGGGCAGGTCTACGACGGCGACGTGTCCGGCTGGTGTGTCGCCGTGAACGTCGAGTGGGACGACAGGGGACACCTGTGGACCAATCCCCGCGAGCTCGCGAAGCTCGACGCGGAGGCCCCGCTGCCTGACGTCTTCCAGATGATGGCCGAAGGCCTCACGAGATTCAGTGAGGGCTTCGCCTTGGTGCAGCGCACCATGCAGGCGTCCGGCGCGATGGGGCTGGCCTACCGGGGCGACCTCGACCAGTTGCGTGCCGCCCTCGCGGAGCTGCCCGCCGAGCAGGTGCGGGAGATCTCGGCCGCCGCCGCGCTGCTGGCCTCCACCGCCGACGAGGTGCTTACGGACGCAGGATGATGGGCCGCATGGCGAAGCACCAGTTCCAGCGCGACGAAGACGGCGACATCGACGACTTCGCCTTCGACGTCGAGGAGCCCGGCATCGGCCACAACGGGCCGCGCTGCACCGTCTGCGGCGAATCCATCTGCCATCACTGCGAGCCGAAGCGGCTCGACGAGGAATGCCCAGGCAAGTGGATCCAGCCGTGGCCGAAGCCGGAGGCGAGGACGGTATGACCGGGCAGCAGCGCGGCGACGAGGGCTGGGAGCAGCGCATGTCCGAGCGGGCCAAGGCCCGGGCGGCCATCGCCGAGGCCGAGCAGATCACCCGCGACGCAGCCGAAGGCCGCGACGACGACGAGGATGACGGCTGGCTGACGATCATCCCGGGCAGCCCGGACGGATGGCGACGAACCCGAGGTCTCCGTCGGTACGTCGTGCGCGACGGCCGCCTCATGCGACTCCCGGACGGGGAATGATGGGCGGCATGACCCCCCTCGTGGAGCTCAAGCACTGGAGCGTCAACCGCGGCGTGTACGGCGGGACCCGCATGGAGCTGGTGGCCACCGCCCGGGCCTGGCTGCCCGAGTGGTACGTCCGGCGTCGGACGCTCTTGCTCGCCGCACGCGCCGTGAAGTCCGCCCCCGTGCCGCTGCCGAAAGTTCCGCTCGACTCGGTGACGAAGAAGCGGCGCGGCGACGTGACCGAGTGGACGTTCGTCTACGAGCCGGAGCTCCGGTCCACCTTGCTCTTGCCCGGTGGGGTCGGGGCGGTGCTCGACGAGTAGCATCTGCCTCGTGACCGGCGAACCGTCCGCCACCCCGCCGGTGCTGTACGGCAGCGACATCACCTGGGCCAGCACGGTCGTCCTCGCCTCCCCGGTGGACGATTCGGGCTGGTTGGGTCCGGGCGACGTCGATGATCGCGATGTCGATGACCTCCTGGACGACATCGACGGCCTGGTCGAGGAGTGGGAGCTGGGCGGCGACGCGATGCGGTGGTCACCCGAGGAGTAGCGTTTACGGCGATGGGCCGACGCGCTGGCCCAAGCCGCTCGGCGGCCAAGGTGCTACGCATCGCGCTTACGCATCGCGCTGAGGAACCCGGGATGCCCGCCGTACGGCGAGCGCCCGGGTTCCGCGTTTCCACGGCAACTCTTTCCGATCTGAAAATCGTTCGGTGGCGACCGCGTCACCCATCACGCTGGTTGACCCTATTCACAGCGGCATGAAAACGGGCTCCGCGCGCCTGAAGAATCACCCCCGAGAACGAAAGTTCCCGCAAGCTATCGGAACCCTGGGGGAGGTTCGTCCGCGCTCCAGCAACCCGCCCAGTAGCCGTATTCGCCAGCGCACCGAGACCGCCGGGAGGAGGATGATCCTCAGCCCCACGGCAACGGCGCGAGGGAGAGGTAGCGCAATGACGGAGCCCACGACGATCCAGGCCGTCATCAACGACGCCCTGCGCCACGTCGTAGCCGACCTGTTCCCCGGCTGGGCCTACAAGGACGGCGACCGGCTATGCATCCGCGAGCAGCCCGGTCAACACCGCACGCTGGCATGGATGGAACGAGGCGACCAGGTGTACCCGCCCACTGAGCTGGGAGACGACGCCACCCAGAAAATCCTCACCGCCATGCTCAAGCACGTGGAGCGCAAGTGAACGCCCCCACCAAGACCATCCTCACCATCGTCGTCACCGCCGCCTTATCCGGCGCCGCCACTATTGGCATCCTGCTCACCGCCGGCCTCCTCGACACCGACCGCACCCCGGCACCCATCGCCGAGGCGTGCCGCACCTTCATCACCGCCTACGATGACGCGGCCCGCGAAGCCAAACGCCAGAACGACAACACCCTGCAGACCGAGCTCGCCCACCCCTGGCGCGTCGCCGACGTCTGGAAGGCCAGGCACCAGGCCGCGCTCGAAGCCGCCGCCCTGAAGGTGCAGAACCTGTCCGGAGACTGGGGCAACGTCGCCTGGCGGATCGTTGAGGCCGCCACCGCCATGAACCCGAGGAACCTCGACACGGGCGCCGTCGACCAGGAGAACGCTCTGTCCGCCGCGCAGGCTGCATGCATCGGCAGGTGAATGGCGGGAAAACTGTCGGTCCTGATCTCTACCCTGACCCCATGAGCACCACCGACCCAGTACTCCGGGCCCTGGTCTTCGCCGTGGACACGGCGAAGGGGCAAATGGGCGTCACCCTTGCCGTGAACGGCGCGATCATCACAGGACTTCTGGTCTCTCCGGAAGAGTACGCCGATGCAGTGATGACGCAGATCCGCCGATCACGAGTCGAGGAGATACCCGAGGGGGAAGGGCTCGAAGTCTTCTTCACAGGTATCGCCAAGCGTGCGGAGGAGCGTCGCGAGCGCTACCGCGCCGCCGCGCTCGCCGGCGGCCTCGACTCCGACTCCGAGCCGGACCTCCCGGAGTACCTGCACCTCATCGATGCCTTCCCCGTCACCGGAGACCGCCTGCCGGGCGGTACCGGAGCGATCTGGAGGATCCGTCTCGCAGATATCAGCGGATGGACCATCGCCCAGATCGGCGCCTCCGGCAGATAAGAGGCGTGACGCCCGCTCAGCCCTGCCTTGATTGGCAGGGCTGAGCCCTCGGCGGGTAGTCGCACACAGAACTTGCGCAACACCCTGACCAGGTGCGACAGTAGGCAACTGAAAGTGGTGATCAGTGCCCTCGGAGCCCAACCGGCCCGGGGGTTTTCGCATCTCCAGGGGGTGAACACGCCGCCCGTGGACGACGACAAGCCCCAGCCGATCACCTACACGGCCGCCGCCGCGCGCCTGGACCGGTCACCCTCGACACTCCGCGACTGGGTCACCCGCTACGCCGCGCGCCGCATCGGCACCGTAGGCCGCAAGACCTACCTCGACTACCGCGACCTGGCGTTCATCGACGGCTGCATGCACCGCGGCGAACCAGTGCCTCCTACTCCTGAGGAGCGCGACCAGTTGCGCGCTGCGCGCCGGACCACCGCCCTCGCAGCCTAAGACGCGCTGGCCCCACCTCGCCCCGGGGCCGGCGCCACGGTCGCCCCGGTCCTTCCCCGTACCGGCGCGGCCCGGGCGGGCGCACCCTGATCTCGGAGCTGGGGGGCTCACCGGGATCCCGGGGCTTGCGCCCGCCCCACCCTGCTTCGCTCGCCGAACGACAGCCCACGGGCGGCGAGCCGAACACCACCTTGGCTGCGCGGTCAGTCTTCGACGCCGACCAGCGTCCAGCCGTCAGCGCGCTGCTCCAGCTCGACCACCGCATTCCGCCGCGCCCGGCGAGCACGCACCCGCCAGTGCCGCACCGTGAGCCGGTCGAGCGGCTTGCCCGCATGCTCCGGCTGCCACCACGGCAGCTGGGTCTCCCAGTGCGGGCCGAGAACCTCCACCACCAGATGCGTGTGGCCCCACGCCTGAAACCGGGCGGGTTCGCCGTCCTGGTTGACCTGCACCTTCGCGGGCTCTGCATACCTGCGCATTCGAACAATTCTCGAACACCCCACCTCTCCCGAGCAAGGAGGGCCCCAATGTCCACCGCCGACCGCGTGGCCGAGCTCCGCGCCCAGGCCGACGCCCTTGAGGCCCTCGCCGGGCTCGAAGCCGACCTCGCCGAAGCCAAGGCCGCCTACGACGCGAACCCGAACGAGGAGACCAAGGCCGCCCGCGACCAGGCGATGCAGGCCCTCCGCGACGCCCGCGCGCTCACCCGCACCGACGGCGTCTCCGTCGGCGGCGACGCCTACCAGGTCGAGGAGGACTAACCCATGGCCATCAACGGATCCGGCCTGTTCGTCTCCACGATCATCGACATCTTCGACGACACCCAGCTCGGCGTGGACCTGTCCAGCGAGACGCAGCTCAAGGCGGCTCTCTACCCCGGAACGATCACGCCGAACTACGATGCCGCCGCCGCGAGCGCCGCCTACGGCGCCGGCGTGTTCTCCGGCACGGAGATCACGGGCACCGGCTACACGGCCGGCGGGGTCACGGTTACCTCGACCACGGTCACCGGCTCTTCGGGTGTGCTGACGTTCGACGCGGCCGACTTGTCCTGGGCGTCCAGCACCCTGTCCGGTGTGCGCGGTGTGCTTATCTACGCCGACGGGCTGGCGGGGAAGAACGCGATCATCCTGGTGGACCTTGGAGCAAGCTACTCCACGAGCAACGGAACCCTGGCTGTGACCTGGGCCGCAGGCGGGATCTTCACTTTGGATCTTGTGCCCTAACCTGTGGAAACGTCGCCTGGCTCCGCTCTGGTCCCGTATGAGTGAGCTGGGGGGCGGGCTGTGACGACGTTCACCAACACGTTCTCCGGCGGCAGCAACGGCACCACGATCACCACCGGAAACTCGGGCGGCACCAACGGCGACGCATTCACCGGCACGACCGGCAGCCCCATCTACTCCAACACGTTCGCGACCGGCGCGCGGGCGCCGATGGCCGCCCAGTGCGCCACCGGCAACGAACTCAAGTGGATCTTCTCGGTCTCCACGGTCACGCGGACGGTGTATCTGCGGGCGTACGTCTACATGACGGCGTCGCCGACCAGCAAAGATTTCTTCATCTACAACGCCTTCCGGGTGTACATCGACACCTCGCGCAGGCTGTCGATCGGCAACAACAGCGGCGTCAACACCTCCTACGCGCAGCAGACCGGCTCGGTCCCGCTTAACCAGTGGTGCCGGATCGAGGCGAAGATCTTCCAGAGCAGCACGACGAACGCCAGCACGTGCGAGCTGCGCCGGTTCGACAACCCTGACTCCACTGTCGCGACCGAGACGACGACCGCCACCGGGATGACGATGCCCACCGCGCTGGCGACGGGCATCACCTTCTCCTACGGTGGCGGTCTGACCTGGAATTACGACGACCTCGGTGTCTCTGACACCGACTGGCTCGGCCCGGCTGTCACCAGCCTGGACGCGACGGCTACGCCGGGTGTGGTCGCCGCCACCAGCACGGCCCCGGCCGCGTCGGTCGCGATCGGTGCTGGCGCGTCCCCCTCCGTCGTCGCCGCGTCGGCGTCCATTCCCGGCCCAGGGGTCACCGCTGTCACCCGGGCGCAACCCGCAGCCGTCACGGCGTCCGCGACCATCCCGGGGCCCAACGTCACGGCAGTCACCCGCGCGACCCCGGGCGCGGTCAGCGCCACCACCTCGGTTCCGGCAGCGACCGCGAGGGCGGGTGCCAGCTCGTCCCCGGCCACGGCCTCCTCGGCCGCGGGCATCCCCGCGCCGTCGGCGGCAACTGGTTCGTCGGCCACCCCGGGCGTCGTCACTGCGACCTCGGCGGTCCCGGCGCCGGGCGTTGTCGCTGGCCAGACCGTCACCGCTCAGGCGGTCACCGCCACGGCGGCCATCCCCAGCCCGACCCCGTCGACGGGGCAGACATCCCAGCCCGGCACCCCTGGCCGCCAGCGTGGAGATCCCGCCCACGGCCACAGTCCAGGCGACCCCAGCCCCTGGCACGGTGGTCGGCGCCGCGGACGTCCCGGCACCGGACACCGCCGCGAGCTCCACGCCCACCCCCACGGTCGTGGACACCTTGGCGAGCGTCCCAACCCCGGGCATCTCGGCAGGGCAGACCGCAGCGCCCAACCTGGTGCAGGCGACCGCCGCGATCCCCGAGCCGGTGGGCAGCGCGGACTCGGCTGCCGTCCCTAACGTCATCACGGCCGCGGCCGCCATCCCGGCCCCGTCGATAACCAGCATCGCCATCCCGACCACGGTCACCACCGCAGCGGCCATCCCCACGGCGTCGGCCTCGGCCGGCCAGACCGCCGAGCCGGGCCCCGTGCAGGCCGCCGCCGCCGTTCCCTCTCCGCAGGTGGCGTACGGGCAGACGGCGACCCCGACCACCGTGGCCGCTGCTGCTGCAGTGCCCGCTCCGGCAGTGCAGTCGGGCAGCTCCAGCACCGCTACACCACCAACCGTGACAACCACGGCCGGCGCCCCGGCCCCGCAGGTCGCGGCCGACTCCACCCCCACCCCGGCCATCGTCCAGGCGATCGCCGCGGTCCCTGCCCCGGCCACGCAGTCGGGCAGCTCGACCACGGCGACGCCGCCCACTGTGACGGCAGCTGCGAGCGTCCCCGCCCCGGAAGCGTCAGCGGGAGCGTCGGCGAGCCCCGCTACTGTGGCGGCTACGGCATCCGTCGCGACGCCGGGCACCTCCGCAGGGGCAACAGCGGCCCCGGACACGGTCGGTGCACTCACAACCATCCCCGGACCAGACACCACCAGCGCGGCAACCGCCAACCCCGACACGGTGACCACCACCGGGGCGATCCCGGCCCCGACCGTGACCGCCGACGGCGGCACCACCGCCACACCCGGCACCGTCACCGCCGCGGCCGCCATCCCCGGCCCGAACGCCTCGACCGGCTCCAATGCGGCACCGGTCGTAGTGCTCGCCACCGCGGCGATCCCCACACCGGCGGGGGTCGCCCTGGTCGCCGCGACACCGGCCGCCGTCGCCGCGTACGCGGAGGTCCCGGCCGCGCTGGCCGCCTCCACCGCGCGGCCGACCACGGTGGCCTCGGTCTGCACGATCCCCACCCCGAGCACGACGGTGCCCGGCGTCGTGGACGACGTCACCATCCGACCCATCGCCACACGCAGGCTGTGGCGGGCCGGTACCGCGCGCCGGGCCTGGTCCGGGACCACCGAACGCGGCTGGAAGCACACGTAGACGAGGGAGGTGCCCCTGATGGTCGAGCGCTACCCGCGCGAATCGAAGGAGTACCTCCCCGTCGCCGTCGACGCGACCAGACCCTCACCGGCCTCCCGGTGGAGATGCAGGTCCTCCCCAACGGCGTCCGCCCCACCAGCAGCGGCTGGAAGCCGGCGGCCTGGGACACCGACGACGACGGCAACACCATCGCCAAGGTCCTGATCGGCCCCGGCACCAGCTTCGACTTCACCCTCGCGCCGGGCACCTACATCCCCTGGGTCCGCGTCACCGCCACCGACGAGACACCGGTCATCGAAGGCGACCCGGTCGACATCACATGACGACCGCCCTGCTGTCCGCCTGGGAGTACGCGGCCCGGCAGTTCGAACCGCCGAAGCCGCCGGAACGCAAGTGGGCTACCCCTGGCGCGCTGGCCTGCCAGCTCGACCGCACCACTGTCCAGACTCCCGCGCTGGAGCTGATCGACGCCGCGCTCGTCGACGTCGCCGAGGGCCGCTGCGACCGGCTCATGATCAGCGTCCCCCCGCAGGAGGGCAAGAGCGTCCGCATCAGCCGGCGCTTCCCCGAGTGGCTCCTCACTACCAACCCTGAACTCCGGCTCGCCATCGTCTCCTACGCCCACGGCGTCGCCCGCCGCCACGGCCGCGCCATCCGAGACGACATCACCAACCACAGCGAGCTGCTCGGCCTGACTGTCAACCCGAACTCCTCGGCCGCCCACGAATGGGAAGTCCAAGGCCACCAAGGCGGCGTCTACTGCGTCGGCATCAAGGGCTCCCTCACCTCCCGCCCCGTTGACGGGCTCATCGTCGACGACCCCTACAAGGACGGCGAGCAGGCCGACTCCGACGCCTGGCGCGAAACCGTCCGCGACTTCTGGACCGAGGTCGCCATCCCCCGCCTCGGCCCCGGCGCGTTCGTCGTCATCGTCCAAACCCGATGGCGCGACGACGACCTGTCCGGCTGGCTCAAAGACGAGGACGTCACCGGCCGGTGGCGGGTCATCAACATCCCCGCCCAAGCCGACCACAACCCCGCCAAGGGCGAGACCGACCCCCTCGGCCGGCAACCCGGCGAGTACCTCCTGTCGGCTCGCGGGCGCACGGTGGCCGAGTGGGAGACCAAGAAGCTCGAGGTCGGGTCCCGCACTTGGAACGCCCTCTACCAGGGCCGCCCGGCGCCGGCGGAGGGCGGCATCTTCAAACGGGAGTGGTGGCGCGAATACCGCGACGCCCGCTGGATCGTCCGCGACGACGGCTCGCACTGGGTCATCGGTGCTGACGAGGTCTGCGCGTCGTGGGACATGGCCTTCAAGGACACCGACGCCTCTGACTTCGTCGTCGGCCAGGTGTGGGCACGCTTCGGGCTGCAGGCGTACCTGCTGGACCAGGTCCGCGGGCGGATGTCGTTCGTCGAGACCCGCAAGGCGGTCAAGGAACTGGCCGCCAAGTGGCCGCAGGCGGTTGCCAAGTACGTCGAGGACAAGGCGAACGGCACTGCCGTCATCAACAGCTTGGCCCGGTCGGTGGCCGGCCTGATCCCGGTCGAGCCCGAGGGCGGGAAGGCCGCGCGGGCGTCGGCGGTCGCGCCGTTCGTGGAGGCTGGCCAGGTGTTTCTCCCCGCGCCGTCGCTCGCGCCGTGGGTCGGGGCGTACCGCGAGGAGCACGCCAGCTTCCCGAGGGGCAGCCACGATGACCAGGTCGACGCTACCTCCCAGGCGTTGAACCGGCTGCTGCTGGCGCCGCTGCTGTCCGGTGACGACCTGGTTGAGGACGAGGACCTGGACCAGGAGCTCGACGGATATGAGATCTCGCCTTATTGAGCAGGAAGGGAGGGCGCCCTGATGGCCATGTTCGCCGCCCTGAGGGAATCGTTCGTCCTGCCCATCCGCGAAGGGATCGCACGCCTGGCCGGTAACGCCGACCTGGCCGAGCAGATTCGGCAGGAGCGGGCCGACAACGCCTGGCTTCGCGAGACCATCGGCGACCTCGAGAACCGCATGTACGAGCCTGGGTGGCTTCGCATGACCGCCCAGGCCGAGCAGGAGTTCTCAAGGGACGGCCTGCGGCAGATCACCGCCGTGGCCCGCGTCATGACCCTCAAGTCGCCCATCTTGAAGCGCGGCCTGGCCCTGCGCACGGCGTACGTGTGGGGGCAGGGCGTCACCATCGTCGCCCGCGACAAGCGCGTCAACGAGGTCGTGCAACGCTTCTTGAGCGACCCGGGGAACCGGCGCGCCCTGTCCGGCGACCAGGCCCACGAGACCCTCGAACGCGCACTGTTCACGGACGGCAACGTGCTGTTCGCGTGCTTCACCAACCCGCGCACCGGCCGTGTTCAGGTGCGGCGCCTGCCGTGGGATGAGATCACCGACGTCATCACGAACCCGGACGACGCCTCGGAGCCGTGGTACTACCAGCAGGACGGCTGGACCGAGCGGCTCGACCCGACGTCGGGTGCGGTCATCACCGAGCGGCGGATCGTGTTCTACCCCGCCCTCGGCTACAAGCCTGCGAGCCGGCCGAGGACGCTGCGTGGCCGTGACGGTTCCGTCGGCCCGGTGCGGTGGGACGCCCCCGTCTACCACGTTAAGGTCGGCGGCCACGACGGATGGAAGTTCGGCCTCGGCGACGCCTACGCGGCGATCGACTGGGCCCAGGCGTACAAGGACTTCCTCACCGACTGGGCCCGCCTGATCAAGGCCCTGTCGCGGTTCGCGTGGAGGCTCACCACCAAGGGGAGCAAGCAGGCCGCCGCCCGGGCCCGCGTCGCCGCCGCACCCACCCGCGACCCGGTCAGCGGGGATGCGCAGCACGCCGGCGCGACCGCCATCATGACCCCCGACATGGCCCTGGAAGCCGTGCCCAAGAGCGGGGCGACGATCGACTCGGAGTCGGGCCGGCCGCTGGCGGCGATGACCGCCGCGGCGCTCGACGTGCCCGTGACGATGCTCCTCGGCGACCCCGGCACCACCGGCGCCCGCGCCACCGCGGAGACCTTGGACACGCCGACCGAGCGGACCATGGAACTGCGGCAGGGCGTGTGGGCCGACGCCTTCCGGGCGATCCTCGCCCACGTGATCCTGGAGTCCGTCCGCGCCGTCAACGGCCTGCTGAAGGGCACCATCGAGACGGACCCGTACGACGGGCGGGAGACCGTCCGGCTGCGCGGCGGCGCCGACGACACCATCGACATCAGCTTCCCGGACATCGACGACGTGGCCACCTCCGCGCTGGTGGACGCCATCGTCAAGGCCGACTCGACGTCGCACCTGCCGCCGCTGGTCGTCGCCAGGTTGCTGCTGGAGGCCCTCGGCGTGAAGGACGTCGACGGCATCCTGGCCAAGCTCACCGGGCCGGACGGCGAGTTCATCCCGCCCTCGGCCTCGGCCGGTCAGGCTGCGGCGGACGCGTTCCGCCGCGGGCAGGACCCGGCGAGCGTGGTGGGGAATGCTCCGCCGGAATCGCCGACCGAGGGTGACAGCCCGGACCAGGGCTCAGCGGATGATGCGCAGGTGAGCGAGGCCGCGGCCGGGCACATCCGTGGCATCACCCACGGCAGGGAGGACACCTACCGGGCGCTCCGCCGCCAGGGCTACAGCAAGGCCAAGGCCGCGCGCATCGCGAACGCGGGTCGCACGCATGAACAGCGTTCCCGTATGAGTCGCAAGGCTGCGAGGACGAGGAAGGCCCGGGGCGGCAGGTAGGCGACTGTGAGGCGCATGAGACGAGGTGACCGCGTTGCCGATCACCCGCAACACCCTGCGCCTCATCGCCCGCATGCGCGCAGCCGTCGACCGCATCACCGACGACCTCACCCGCGCCCTGACCACCTCCTGGGTGCTGGCCTGGGACGACCTCGCGCCGCTGTTCCTCGCCGCCGTGCAGGAGCTCCTGACCACTCACCCCGAGCAGTGGCCAGCGCGCGGCACCGTGCTCCGCGCACAGCGCACCCTCCACGCCCTGGAGCAGACCGGCATCGCGTTGGAGCGGCTCGCTACCCAGGTCCGCCGCGACATCCCCACCGCCGCTCGTGAGGCGGCCACCATCGGCCTCGACGGCCAGACCGACATCGTGTCCTCCCAGCTGCCGTACGGCACCACCCTCCCGGCCGCCGCCCGCCACCGGCAGCACCAGGCCGACGCCGTCGACGCGATCGTCCGCCGCACCGCCGAGCAGGTCACCGTCCGCTCGTGGCGGCTGGAGGCCGACGCCACCGAGGCCATGAAGCGCGAGCTCGTCCGCGGAGTGGTGACGGGGGACAACCCGCGCGACGCAGCCCGCGCGATGGTGAAACGGGTCGAAGGCCAGTTCAACGGCGGACTCAGCAGGGCCATGGTGATCGCGAGGACCGAGGTCATCGACGCGCACCGCCAGGCCGCCGAGGTCGGCCAGCAGGACCACGCCGACGTCCTGGACGGCTGGATCTGGCACGCCGAGGTCACCGGGCCGAGCCGCACGCGTACGTGCCCCTCCTGCTGGGCCAAGCACGGGACCTTGCACCCGATGTCCGAGCCCGGCCCGCTCGACCACCACCAGGGCCGCTGCTCCCGCACGCCGAAGACCAAGAGCTGGGCCGACCTCGGGTTCACCATCGACGAGCCGCCGGACGAGCTGCCCGACGCCCGCGCGATCTTCGACAGCCTGCCCCGTGAGGAGCAGCTGAAGATCATGGGCCCGGCCCGCCTCCAACTCCTGGACGACGACGCGATCGAGTGGGCCGACCTGTCCACTCGCCGCTCGACGGAAGGGTGGCGCGACGCCTTCCACGTCACCCCCGTCGCCGACCTCGCCAAGGACTCCTGATCAGAAGTGGATAACCGGCGGGATCGGCACGGCCACCGGCTCGTCCTGACCATCCCACGTCAGCCACATCTCACCAGGCGACTCCACTTGCCAGGCCTGAATGAGCAGGAACTCGAGCGACTCGCCAGCGCGCACGGCTGCATTCTCGGGGAGGTAGCGCGCGAGGCCTCCAAACGGCTCCGGATCGGCCGTCACCCCGGTAGCCGTCCGAGTCCCAGTGTTCCGCAGCCGGTACTGCGCCTCTTGGACGTGCTCAATCTTCCAGGTGATGTCACCGGCGGGCTTCTTACGCGGCGCGTTGCGGATCTCGGAGACCTCGACCTCCGGCACCTCCGCTGCTTGCTCGCTAAGGGCGGCGGACTTCTCTGCGGCGTTCGCGGAACGGATCGCGGCCTCGGTGGCCTTCTCGGTCGCGATAGCTGCTCGGCGCTGCCACTTCAACCCGCGCCAGGCGACCACAAACGCCCCGAGTGACACCACGAGGGCCGCCCACGCGACAACGTCGCCGAAGGCGAGCTTGGACTGCTTGATCCATTCGATGATCTCGTGCATGCGCGGACTGTAGACCCCCGGACCTCTTTACGTCCTCTCCCGCCACGAACACCCGTAAGGAGGCATGATGCCCGAGCTGTCCGCGCTCGCCGAGCGCGTGTCCCTGGCCGAGGCGGCCGGCGGCGCCGTACCGAAGCGTCGCCGGTTCCGTGCGCGGCTGATCGCCGGGGACATCCAGGGCAGCTCCGGCTACTACCCGGCGCAGATGCTGCGCGAGAGCGCCTCCGCCTTCGGCAGTGGCCTGCCGATGTTCATCGACCACCCGAGCATCAGCGAGGCCCACGACCGGCCCGAACGGTCCGTGCGTGACCTCGCCGGCCGCCTCGCCTCCGACGCCCGCTACGAGGCGGATGGCCTGTACGCCGACGTCGAGGTCTACCCGCACTGGGCGCCGATCATCGAGGCCATGGCCGACGACATCGGCCTGTCCATCCGGGCGGCCGGCACCGTCGAGGCCTCCACCGACGACCGCATCCGCGGGCCGATCGTCACCCGGATCAGTGAAGCCCAGTCGGTGGACTTCGTCACCGCGGCCGGTGCCGGGGGGAAGCTCGTGCAGCTGCTGGAGTCGGCCCGCGCCCGCGCGCTTGAGGAGCGGGGGACATGGCGGGAGGGGGACCACCCGCGCGGCTACCACGGCCGGTTCGGCCACGGCGGAGGCTCGCCGAGCAACCACACCAGCGGCGGGGGCGGCGGCCGCGCCGGCGACTCCCCGGCGGGGGGCGGGCCCAGCCGCCCCGACTCTGGAGCGAGTGGCGAGAAGGGGATGCCGAAGGTCCTTGCCAGCGCCGAAGTGCCCCTGAAGTCCGGCGGCACCCTCAAGCTCGACCGCGAGCACGACGGCGACCGCATCACCCTCACCCACGGCGACCACAGCACCTCCCTCAGCAGGGACGGCGCCCACAAGCTCGCCCGTGAGCTGACCCTCGCGGACGACTGGGGCACCGGCGAGGAAGACACCTTCGACGGCGCCGGACACATCCGCAAGACCGGTCCCGGCGCCTACGACGTCACCTTGCCCGACGGGACGAAGCTCACCATGAGCCGCCGCGACGCGGTGAAGTTCGAGCAGACCCTCGAAGGGCTGGACGCCTCCTCCCGAGTGGACACTGGCAACGGCGACCTGGACGTCTTCTCCCCGGGCCGGGGCAAAATCGGCTACCGGCACCTCGGCGACGACGGAAGCCCGGTCGAGGTGGTGTTCGACCGGAAGTCCTACCGGAAGATCAGCGACACGATCGACCGGATCATCGACGATGTCGACGCCCCCGACGTCACCAAGCCGGTCACCCGCCGGGAGATCAGCACCAACGCCGGGAAGGTCAGCGTCGAGCTGTTCGGCAAGTGGGGCGGCCGGAACCCCGGGGATCGTCTGGAGATCATGCCGGTCGACGGCGACCCCGGCTGGGGCATGGTCATCGACGGGCCGCAGCAGCGGGACTGGGCGGACGCGAACGACCGGATCATGCAAGAGGCCGCCGGCGCCAAGCCGGGCCCGGGCGTGCGGTTGGTCGAGGCGAAGGTGTCCGACACCCCGTGGTCGAACTTCGGCCAGGGCGACTACGACATCGGGCAGTGGCGCCGAGCGTGCCTGATCGGCCCCACGGAGCAGTCCGACAGCAAGGCGGACTATGCGCTGCCGGTGCGCGAGCCGGACGGCACGCTCAACCGCAACGCGGTCCACACCGCCGCCTCGCGCATCAAGCAGGTGAAGACCGACCCGGCGGCCAAGCGCGCCGCCGCGCGCAAGCTCGTGCGGCTGTATGGCCAGCTCGGCGAGGACCCGCCGGCCGCGCTGCTCGACCTCGCCGGCATGCGGCGGAAGACCACGACGAAGGAGTCCGCGATGCCCCAGCGTGACCTGCTTGAGGCGCGCACGATCGGCGCGTGGGTGGAGTCCCGCCTGCACCTGGCCCTCACCACGCTCGGTGACGACATGTACGGCGACGGTCGGCTCACCCGCGAGGAACGCAAGATCCTGTCGTCTGCGGTTGGCGCCGCGCTGGACGCCTTCAGCGCGGCGATCGAGGACGCCGCGCCGCAGCTGTACGAGCGGGGCCCGTACGACGACCCCGACAACGCCGACCAGGCGGACGCGGAGATGTCGGAGTCCGCGCGGCGTCTCGCCGAGGCGGCCGGGATCACCGCCAACGACCTCCGCGACGCCCTGTGCGCCGCCGTACGGGACGTCTACGGCGGTGAGGGCATCTGGGTCTGGGTCCGCGACCACACCGACGAGTGGGTTGTGTTCTCGATGGAGGACAACGCCCCAGGCGACGCGGACCTGTTCCAGCAGACCTACACCCTCGACGCCGGGCGGGTGACGTTGACCGGCGACCCGGTCGAGGTCCGCGCCGTCACCACCTACGAACCCCAGCCCGAGCAGGAGCCGGAGACCGGCTCCGAGCCCGCCAAGACCGGCCCGCCCGTGAGCGAGGCCACCGCGAAGACCGCGCCGGGCACCGCGCCCGAACCCGCACCACATGAACGGAGGGCACGATGCCCGAACTGACCGAGGAGCAGGCCCGGCAGCTCGCCGAGGCCGCGACCCTGAGCACCCAGCTCCAGGAGGCCATGGTCCGCCTGGACCAGGCCGGCACGCAGATCGCCCAGCTCACCGAGCGGGCCGACGCCGCCGACGCCCGCGCCGCCGAGGCCAACGCCAAGGCCCAGCGGCTGGAGAACACCGAGGCCGCCCGCACGATGGTCACCGAGGCGCTCAAGACCAGCGGCATCCCGGAGACCAGCCACGCCCGCTTCACCGAGTCGGTCCTGCGCGACCTGCCGACCACCGACACGGGCGCCCTCGACACCACTGCCTTCAAGGCCGTGGTCGAATCGGCCATCACCGACAAGAAGACCGAGATCGCGGGCCTCCTCGAGGCGGTCGGTGTCGGCCACGTCCGCGGCCTCGGTGAGTCCCTCACCGACACCGTCGTGGAGGAGGCCAGCGCCGAGCAGGTCACCAACAGCCTCGTCGAGTCCTACAAGGCCCGCGGGCTGAACGAGGAAGCCGCCCGCCTGGCCGCCGCCGGCCGCCCGCTCTAAAAAGGAGACCACCACCGTGGCAACCAACATCGTCTTCGAGGACGGCGACCAGCTCCGCGTCGTCTGCACCGCACCCACCACCCCCGCCTCCGGCGACCCCGTCCTGGTCGGCCAGCTCCCCGGCGTGGCCCTCACCGACGAGGACGACGACGGCTACACCACCGTCAAGTTCAACGGCGTCGCCGAACTCGCCGTGAAGGGCGAGACGACCACCAACGCCGCCGTCGCCGCGGGCGACATCCTGTACTACGACGCCGGGGTGATCAACAAGGACTCCACCAACGGAGTCCGCTTCGGCTACGCCCTCGGCGCGGTGTCCAGCGGCGCCACCACCAAGATCCGCGTGAAGATCGGCTACTGAGGAGACACCCGCCGTGAGCACCCTGTTCACCCCGTCGATCGAGCGGATCGACGCCCAGACCGCCACCATCAACTCCATGTTCGGCGGCGAGCGCAAGGTCTCCGCCCCCCGCCGCGGCCCCAAGTGGGAAGCCGCCGTCCTGGAGGCCGAGCGGTTCGTCACCGACATCCGCTACGGCCGCCGCCCCCTGTCGCACTTCCAGGAGGCCATGAGCACCAGCGACTTCCCGCTGCTGTTCGCCGACTCCCTGGACCGGCAGCTGTACGGCGCCTACCAGGCCACCATCCCGACCTGGCGCAACTACGCCCGCGCGGCCACCGTGAACGACTTCCGGCCGGTCAAGCGGTTCGCCACCTCCGGCGTGCGGGGCCTGCTGAAGAAGGTCGGCGAGCTCGCCGAGCACGAGCGCCGCTCGCAGACCGAGGCCGAGTACGAGTACAAGGTCGACAAGTACGAGGCCGGGTTCGCCCTGTCCTGGGAAGCGATGATCAACGACGACCTCAACGCGTTCATGCGCCTCCCGCAGGACCTCGCCGACTCCGCGGTCGACAGCGAGGAGGAGTTCGTCACCCGCCTGTTCGTCGACGCCAACGGCCCCCACGCCTCGGTCTACACCGGCGGCAACAACAACACCCTGCCGGGCAACCCGCCCCTCACCCGGGACGCGCTGCAGATGGCGATCACCAAGCTGATGAAGCGTAAGGACGCCAACGGCAACCCGATCGTCGTCAAGGGCGTCCGCCTGGTCGTCGGCACCGGCCTCGCGCTGACGGCGCAGGAGATCATCGACACCACCGAGTACCGGGTGGTCGAGGGCAACGGCAACGTCCGGATCGTCAAGGGCAACGGTGTCGCCGCGAACCTCGGCATCGACGTCAACTACTGGATCGACTCGGTCGCCACGTCGGCGAACGCCGACACCTCCTGGTGGGTGTTCGCCGACCCGAACGGCGCCCGCCCGGCACTGGAGTTCGGCCGCCTGCGCGGGTATGAGGCGCCGGCGCTGTACGAGAAGATCCCGGACATGCGCCGGATCGGCGGTGGCGAGGAGCCGGTGAGCTTCGACACCGAGGCGCAGGAGAAGAAGATCAAGCACGTCTACGGGGGCGCTGTCGTCGACCCGCAGATGAGCGTGGCGTCGAACGGCTCCGGCAGCTGATGTCGGATCTGCCTCCCGGGGTGACCCGCGACCAGCAGCTGCTGCGCGCGGTGTGCGACCGGTTGGACGCGCAGAACGAGCTACTCGCGCAGATCCGTGACCGCCTCCCCGAACCCGCCCGGATCTCTTTCTCGGGCGGGCAAGTGGAGCTGCGCGAGCCGGCCTCCCCACCGTCCGGGCCGGACGGCGGAGGTGCGGCCGACACCGCGCCGACGACGCCCGCCACGCCTGCCCGGCGGGCACGTAAGCCCTCTGGCAAGGCCGCAACGGCCAGCAAGGAGACCCCATGACAGCGCCTCGGGCCGCCTACTACGGCACCAAGCCGGTCAAGCTGACCGCGTCCGCCGACCTGGACTTCGCATCGATCGCCGCCGGCGCCGTGGGCACCGCCTCGGTCACGGTGACCGGTGCGAAGGTGGGCGACGTGGTCGCGCTCGGCGCCCCGTCCGGGGTCAACGCCAGCCTGATCTGGTCCGGCTACGTATCCGCGGCGAACACGGTCACCATCCGCCTGTACAACCCCACCGGCGGGGCAATCGACCCCGCGTCGGCGACGTGGAAGGTCGCCGTCTTCCAGTAGAAGGGGGGCGCGGTGATCGACTACAGCACCGATACCGGCCGGGTCCGGCTGCTCATCCCCGACACCGACGAGCAGAACCTACTGCTGAACGACGAGCAGATCCGCGCGTTCCTGACCCTGGAAGGCGGCGCGGTCAAACTCGCCGCCGCCCAGGCCCTGGATGCGATCGCCTCCTCCGAGGCGCTCATCAGCAAGAAGCTCACCACCATCGACGGCGCGTCCACGGACGGCCCGGCTGTGGCGGCGGAGCTCCGCGCCCGAGCCCAAGCGCTGCGGGAGCAGGTGGCCGAAGGCTCTGGGGACGACGCCGGCGGGTTTGACATCGTGGATTTCGACCCGTTCTCCGCGTACCGAACTCACTGGTGAACGGGGGTGATGGTCGTGCCGCTGGCTGGTCACCGTCCGGTGCCCGCGCGGTGGTCGGAGCATCATCGCCCCGTTTCGACGGGGCTGCAGACGGCCCGGTGCACGATCACCCGCTCCACCGGCGGCGGCAGCCTGGACGGGTCGAACGTGTGGCACCCGGACGATCCTGAGGTGGTGTACAGGGGGCCGTGCCGGGTCGGCTCCGCCGACGCGGCCAGCCCGCAGACCGTGGGCGACCAGGCGATCTCCGACACCACCCACACCGTCGCGATCGAATGGGACGCCGCTGAGGTCCTCGAGGGCGACATCGTCACCATCAACTCGGCCGTCGACCTCGGTTTGGTCGGCAAGCAGCTGCGGGTCACCAACGCTCGCTACGGCTCGGAGCAGTGGGAGCGGGTGCTGGCCTGCACCGACGACATCACCCGACGGGAGGTGGCCTGATGGACATCTCGTGGGACACCTCGGAGGTTGACGAGCTGATCGTCCACCTCGCCGCCGCCGGGCCGAAGGCCGACCAGCTCTGCTCGCTCGTCGTCCGGAAGACCGGCTTCGACACCGTCGCGGGTGCGCAGGACCGCGTCCCGGTCGACACCGGCCACCTGAAGTCGACCATCGGCGCGCCGGACTTCTTCGACGACCCGCACGGGTTCGAGGCGGGGCCCACGGCCTCCTACGGGGCCGACGTCGAGTACGGCACCAAGCCGCACGAGATCCGCGCCCGGAATGCGAAGGCGCTGCACTGGGTCGACGACGAAGGGAACGACATCTTCCGAAAGCGGGTGTGGCACCCCGGCACCAGCCCGCAGCCGTACATGCGGCCCGCGTTCGAGAAGGCGATCGAACCGCTGCCGGAGATCCTGGCGCAGGTCGGGGAGAAGGCCCTCGGTGGCTGACCAGATCGCCCCGTCAGCGCCGCACACGGCCGCCGTCCTCGCTGCCCTGGAGGAAGCGGGCATCGTGGCCGGGCGCGCGGTCAAGCCGGACGGCGGGGGCTGGGCGGGTGAGCCCGGCCACTCGGACTACGTGCCGTACGCCGTCGTCTACCCCTCGCCCGGGGTGCCGGACGGCAACATCGCCGAACCGCTTGAGTATCTGGACTACTCGGCGCAGATCTCCTGCTGGGGCACGACGGAGGAGCAGGTGGAGATGTTCGCCGACGATGTGCGGGCAGCGCTCATCGGCCGAATCTTGAGCGTGCCCGGCCGCTCCTGCTACCGGGTGCAGCAGCCGCCCGGCTCCCCGCCGGTGCAGCGTTTCGACCAGCCGCCCCCGGCCGAGTACCGCGCCGTGGTGGAGATCGCCTTCCGCTCCCAAGCCGCCTGACCCCGCCCTGATCCGTGGCCCGCCACCCCCTGCTGGTGCGCGGGCTGTTTCGCATGCCCTCAAGGAGCCCACCTTGGCAACGCGCTCACCACAGACGCCCACCTTCGAAGGCGCGGCGCTCACCCTCTACAACGCGGCCTCCGGCGACAAGGTCCAGGGAGTCCGCCAGCCCACCCGGATGCTCGTCGTCAACGGCTCCGGCTCGCCGGTCACGCTGACCGTCGCGGTACCCGGCAACACCGGGTACGGCGTGGCCAAGCCGGACAAGACGTTCACCATCGGCGCGGGCACCTCGCACATCCTCACCCTGCTACCGGAGTACCGCGACCCCGCCGACTCCAACCTGATCGCCCTGTCGTGGTCGAGCACCACGACCGTGACGTGGGCGGTGATCGGCTGATGGCCCGCCGCATGATCCCCGTCCAGCACAGGACCACGGGCGAGAAGACCACCGTCAGCGAGCAGGCGTACGGCTACTTTGCCGCGCACTACAAGCGCCTCGACCAGCCCGACGCCGAGCAGCCCACACCGGACGCCGAGAAGCCCGCCGAGCAGACGAGCGAGCCCGCCCCGGCCGACGAGCCCTCCGCC